CGCGCCGCGCGTTCCTGAAGACTGGTGGACTCCTCACTGACGAATTCTTGCCGAAGTTTGCCGACCAAATCAACAAGACGTTTGGTGACACGAAGCAGGTGTCCGGCTACGTTGCCGAAATGGCGAAGTTGAAAAACGCCTTTGCCGAAGTGCTTGTGGCCCTCGGGGATGCCGGGGCGTTCAACGCGCTTACACAGGGGTTGGCCGGCGTTACTGAAGTCATCAAGAGTGTGGCAATTGAGTTTGGGCTTTGGGGTAAGGTTGTCGGCCTGACGTATGACGCGATCAAAAGCGGCAACTTCAGCGGCTTGGGCGACAAGATAAGCACGGAGATTGATAAGGCCGATCTTGCGTTCAAGGCGTTGGCCGCTAGTTCGGCGTCGGCCGGCACGGGCGTCAAAAACTTCTCCTCCGGCGTCGCCGATGAATTCGGCGGCACTATCCAGATCACAGAGCAAACGACCAAGGTTATCACTCAGCTTTCGGAGGAGTCGAAGGCGGCAAGCAAGATTCTGAGCGAGATGGGGCTGAACCCTGGCAAGCTGAAGGATCAAGTTTCAGACTTCCAACTTGCCCTTATCAATCTTGTCGAGTTGAGCGGCGTTGCGGCCAATCAGATTCTCAACGCCTTCGATAAGGCGCTAAACACATCGAAGAATATCGAGGACATCAACCTAGTCGGTGATGCCCTGGCCACGGCATTCACCAACGGCGATATCTCCGCCTCACAGTTCACTGACAAGGTCGGCGACCTCGCGAAGAAGCAAACGGAGTTGATGAAGGCCATCGACCCGACCATCAAGACGATGGCGCAGCAGAAGGCGGAGATGGACAAGGCCGCAGATGCCGCGTCCAAACTCGAACTTGAATACGCCAAGCTCAAGTCTGCCGAATTCATCAAGGGCCTGGAGTTCAAAGCCCAGATCGACGTTGCCCAGATTCAGGCCGATGTGGAGAAGGTGAAGGCCGCTTTCGAGTCGATCAACAACACGATCACCGTCACCACCGAAGCGACATCGGACCTGTTCAAGCTATTCGCAGAGAATGCGAACACATTGACTTTTTCGCAGCTGGCCGATATCAAGCAACAAATCGAATTCGAGAACAAGATCAAGCAAGAGGCTTTCGAGCTTCAGAAACAACTAGTGCAGGCGCAGATTGCCGCGATGACGGCGACCACTGCGAAGCTCTTAGCAGGCGACGCGCTCATCAAGATCGACGGCGCCGGCTTGCAGCCGCAGCTGGAGGCGTTCATGTGGGAAGTGCTCAAGGCCATTCAAATCAAGGTGAATCAGGACGGGCTGAAACTCCTGCTGGGCGTCTGAAATGCTTAATACCCTTTCCACCATCGCCTACGATCCTGGCGGCTATGTCGAGCTTCAGGTCACGGAGGAAACCACGCCCGGCGAAACGCGGCGCCGCGTGAACCGGGTTGCGACCCTGGACGGCAGCGCCGCGGTGAATGACGGCGGGTTCTCCGAAGCGGATCGGACGATTGACCTCGCATGGATCAACAACGCGACGATCGACGCGCTGGTTGACCGCATGACGCAGTTCTACACACGCATCAACGTCTCCACTCGCGCAGGGGTCTTCCGCGCTGTCCCTGAAGTGTTTACGCCGGGCGGCACTGGTGAGTCACGGTTGCGCCTGCTTGTCATCTCCAAACTTTCCGTATGAGGCGCACATGACCGTCCCACTTGTTCCAACTTGGCACGCCCAGGTGCTGATTGACGCCCACACGGCGCTCCTCGCGCTGGTTGATGCCGGCACCGCCGGATCAGTCAAGGTGCGCGACGCTGCCGATGTGCTTTTGGCGACCATCGTGCTAACCGATCCTGCCGGAACCGTTCACGGAACTACCGGACAACTGACGATCACCGACGCGGGGCCTGTAAACGCCGTGGCCAGCGGGACTGCTGCATATGCTGAACTTTGTAGTTCGGCAGGCACGGTCTATCTGGCGTTGCCGGCGCAACAGGGCGTCGCGGCAGTCTCTGGCTACGCGGTTTTGAATACGTTGGTCATCGTGTCTGGCCTCCCCGTCGAGCTTATCAGCTTCACGATTGGATAATGCGCCATGGCAACTCCAACTGAATACCGATCCACAGACGCCTCCGCGCCGGTCCTGACCGGCGAGGTCGGGAAGCTGAATGCGCTGCTGAAGGCCATCTTGGTCGATGGGTACGGCGCGAAATCCGCGGCGGGCTGGACGATGCCGTACAACTCCGGTACTGATTACGCGATGTTCCGCCAAGGCGCCGGCCTCCAGCACTACCTCTGGTGCAACGACACTAACGCGCAAATGTCGCGGCTCGTTGGCTACGTCACCGCCAGCAGCCACACGGCGGGAACAAACCCGTTCCCCACGGAGACGCAATTTTCGGCAGGGCTGTACGCCCGTAAGTCGATCACCGCCAGCGCCACGGCTCGCCCGTGGATTTGTTGGGCGACGGACAAGCACTTTGCCCTGTTCATCCTGGGCGGGTCCACCGTGCTCACGACTCCGGGCGGCGGTGATAGCCATGTATTCTTCGGGCAGATGTACGCCCCGGCGTTAAGCGGGGATGTTTTTCATTCGTTGTTGATCGCGGCGTCCGATACTTCCACCACCTCCACGGCCGGCGCCATCACTCGGCAAGTATTGACTCCTCTTGGACTCACGCTGGCCGGGCACTACATGCCGCAGAGTTACACGCAGTCGGGTGGGGCGATCAACGTTGGCAAGAGGGCGAACCAGATTTATGCTCAGAGCCAGTCGGGCGGCTCGGGCGGGTCGGCTTACCCGGAGCCGTGCAGCGGCGGACTGCATCTCAGCCGGATGTCGATCCTGGAGACGGCGTTGCCGAATCGCGGTTATCTGCCGGGCATCTGGAGCGTTGGTCACTCCTACTCGAATTTCACGCACCTCGATACGCTGACCGGGAACAGCACGTTGTCCGGCAAAAGCTTCACGCTTGTCGGCAATTCCGCTGGCGCGGCGAGTTGTGTCGCTATCGAAACGAATGGAGGCTGGTAAATGGCTGCGCTTGGCGCCGTAGGCCAGCAAGGATCGCCGGACGATCTGAGCATGAGCATGTTCACGATCACCGTCGCGTTGCCGGCTGCAACATTATCGATCAGCGGCGTTATCTACGATGACACCGCAACCGTGGCGGAGCGCGTTGTACGGGCCTATCGACGTTCGGATGGGGTCTTGCTTGGCGAAGACACGAGCAACGCCGGGACGGGCGCCTACAGCATCGCGCTCCCACCGGGGGAGGTGTACCGGGTGGTCCTGGACGATTCGGCAGGGACGCTTTACAATGACCTGATAGACCGGGTCATTCCGGCTTGACGCCATGCCGTATACGCGGCCAGACTTCGACGCTGCCGACGCGACTTTCGATGGCCCCGCGGCGTACACGTTGCCCGACTTCGACGCGGCGGACGCGACGTTTTTCACCGGGACACCGGAACTCTACGTTTCTGTGCCGAGTCCGCTTGGCGCCGTGCTGTTGCTCGCCTCGATTACCACCGGCGTTCGTGTCGCGGTTGCGTCACCACTAGGCGCAGCGCGCGCCCTGTTCACAATCCCGACTGCCGCGCGCATCTCCGTCGCCAGCCCACTCGGGTCTCCGGCCGTATTCGGGTTCACCGACTTTACGCCGGCACTTGACGATGCGGCAACGACACGTTACGTCATGGACCTTGAGACGCCTGACGGGGCTGTTCGCGTTCCGATAAGTTCCTGGCAAGCAACATTACAAGTCACGAACCTTTCATATGTTGGCGCGACGATCCCGGCTTGTGCTGATTGGATCGAAACGATTAACGCCGCAACGGAGTTCGTCATCTACCGTTGCACGACCCTTATTACCGGGCAGCAGATAGAGCAAGAGTTAGCCCGCGCGCCATTGGATACCGTGCAATTCGATCAGGGGCCGACGAACCACACCGCCAGCATTTCCGGTTATGGCCCGGCGTTCGAGGCGCAGACCGACCCTGACCCGTTGTATGACCGCACGCTACAGCACGTTCGGAGTCTGAGCGTGTATGTGTCGGGCGTCCGGGCGCGTTGCGCAATCGATTGGATGCTGCGGCCGGGGCAGCGCGCCTTCTACGGCGAGGCGGCTTCCATGATCGTTACGTACATGAATCTGTACGCCACGAACGGAGGCGATCAATACATGGATGTTGGCGAGCGCATCTCATGAGCTACGCGCTGGTCACTGGCGGCGGGACGGATGGCCTTTACACCATCGAGCTTGATTGGGGCGCGGCGCAAAAGGCGGCGCTCCTCGCCGCGCTCAGCACGATCCAAGTGGCCAACGAGACGAAGATCGAACTTCAGCAGATCGTGGTCGATCAACACGACGCTAACGAAGCTGCCGCGGCGCAGCAGTTGGCGGAGGTAGTGGACTTTTTCATGTCACAAACGCCGGAGGAGCAGGCCGCGGGCGGCACGGCGTTTTTCAAGCTGTACACGTTTCTGTATCAGAAAGCACTTAAGCTTCAACAGGCTTCGATCCCTGCCCGGCTTGCACTCCAGACGCTGAAGCAGAAACAAACCCAAGTCTATAAGCAGATTGCCTATTGGAACAACTTTGTCGCCATCGAGTCACGCAGCGCGTGGTGCGTCGATTTCACGGAAGACGCAACCGGCTTTGTCGGCATCGTTTCGATCAACGGCGAGTCGGAAACGTTGCTCATCTTTCCTGGCGGTGACACGCCGGTCTTGGCGGTTGACGGGTTGCTATCGGCGCGGGAACTGATGTCCCCAGAGCAAGCATACTTCAACGCCGCGATCCTGCCAGGATGGCAAAAGGACAAGCCCACCTATAGAACCGGCACGATCACGAGCTTGGACTACAACGCATCGACTGCGACGATTGAACTTGACGACGCGACTTCAAGCGCGCAAGGCCTCAACATCAACTGGGAAACCACGTTTACCAATGTGCCGGTTGAATATATGACGTGCCACGCCGTGGCCTTCAACAACGGCGATAAGGCCGTGGTCGATTTCAACCTTTCACAGACAACAGGAGGCGGCTACCCGAAGATCATCGGTTTTGTTGATCACCCAAAGCAGTGCGGGCTTTACCTTGCGGGGTCTGCAAGCATCGGCGAAGGGCTTATTGCGGGAGAGTCGAGTGTAGGCCAAAATTTATTCTTCTTCATTCCATCGGCAGCGGCAGCGGCAAACTTTACGTTGATTCTTGCAAATGCTTCAGCTGTTGTTGTAGAGGGGCGCATTAATAAGGGCGCATGGCAGTCATACGAGCGCACAACTCCTCCAGCCGTTGGCGAAGCATGGCGGCTGGGTGGCGTATCGTCCAACATGCTTATCGACTTTAGCACCGGCTCGATTGTTTTTCCATTTAATAGAAGCATTCGCGTTCTGATACACGACCGCTATCAGGCTTTTGCGGTCGGCGATGTTTGGGAAGTACGAATGACGTTGTTCGGCAATGTTGAATTCAACGTAGCGTATGAATGGCACGGCATACCGCCAGGCGGCACCCCGGATGGTGGCGGTTTTTACTATGGCGAGACAGTCCGCATGCGCAGTCGAGGTGGCGTGAACCTCACATACGATAGTGATCCACCTAACACCTACATTGAGCAACTCAATTACGTTCTTTTCTCGGAGGAGTGAACCATAATGATCGTCACCACCGAAATCACCGGCATCCCCGCGGCGCAGAAGTTGTTGTTGTGGCTGGTGCCGAATATCCGCGAGCAGTCGGTCACGGACCTCGCCGAAGTCGCGCTGGGCGTCATCAAATCCGGCGCCGCGAAGCACACGAAAACCGGCACGTTGCAAAGCTCCGTCTTCAACAAGGAGGTCTCCCCATTCTCGCGACTGGTCGGGCATGACCTGCTGATTGCACCGCACGCGCCGTTCCCGATCCACGGCACGAAGCCACACAAAATCTTCCCGAAGAAGGCGGGCGGCGTGCTAGCGTGGCAGGTCGGCGGCACCACCATCTTCGCCAAGTACGTCAACCACCCCGGCAACAAACCCGACGATTACATTCAAGGTGCCATCGACACCGCTGCGGCACAATTGCCGAAGATCATCGGCGACATCATCAAGGGAGCACCGTAATGGCCACGCTATATACATACCCCGACACCTACCTCGCCCCATTCTGCAACGAGGACCGCGAAGGCCGGGCCACGGAGGAGGTCGAAATTCTGGAGGCTGTCGGCGGGCGCACTTTCGATGCTGATTGGACCGAAAAGCTCATCATCCTTCAGACCTACATCATTGTCTGCATCGAGTGCCAAGCGCAGCTTGATGACCTCTTTGATGTGAAGTTGAAAAAGTACCGGGAGGAGTTCGATATCCAGTTGGCGCGCGCCCGAGACGCCGCCGACATCACAGCTGACACGGTTGGCCCGGGCGTCTATTCAATCCCTGTCGTGAGGTTGTAAGACCATGATGACCGCCCTGCTGAACGCCCGCGACGCTTTCCGAAGCATCGCCCGGGTGGTGACCTGCGAGATTGGTGACGAGGCGAACATGTCCCCGGAGAATTACCCGATGATCCGGCTGGTGCCGGTCAGGGTCACCCCTGGGTTGCCGATGAATGGGCGCGCCATCGACACCAACATCATTTTCGGCATGGCCCTGGCCAACCCGCTCGGGCTTACTGCCGTGTATCAGGGGCTGTCCGACTTTGAAGCTGAAATCCTGGCCGTGTTGCGCACTCTGAATGGCCGGTACGTCGAAACGGTCACCGACCAGGACACATTACCGATGTATAAGCGCATGGCGATCAGGTGCCAGATCGATGAGCCGGTGTTGCCACACGTCAAAGCGGCTATCCACGCCACGAGCGTCACACTGACCCAGGAGGCGGCGGTTGCGGCACCACTTGTTCCGTTCGCCCGCACCCTGCACATCTCCGATGCCGCAGACTGGACGGTTGACCTCGCTGCCGGGGAAGTCGAGCGGTTGCTGAATGGCGCCACCACGATCCGATCAAGGTTAACCCTGACAGGGTTTGTTACCGGCCCCGATGGTGCAACCGTTGAGATTGGGATTCTGGCCGAAGGCACACCCGTGGGGAACCGTCAAATCTGTGATATTTCCACCCTAGACGGCCCTCGTAGCTTTGAGGTGGTGGTACCCCACACGGACACCCTTGCGACGGCCTACAGCGCCCAGGTTACAGGGTCGGAGGGCGGTGATTACACCTTCACCGACCTCAAGCTCGTGGGCGAGGGGATTTGAGCCGTGTGGTCTAAGAAGCGTCACGACCCCTACACCAGTGCCGGGGTGCGCCGGTTGAAGTGTGTTCGGTGTTCCGCCCAGGCCACCGATCAATGGCAGGTGTGCAGTGATGGGAATAATTACCGGCCATTGTGCGCATCGTCACCATAACCACGGGTGCCGAAATGGATCGCCCGGGATCGAAGGACGAAGTCCAGGACGAGCGGCTAGACGCCCTTGAGCGGGTGCCCGTGCGCCACGGTGACCGGGCCATGTCTCGATCCGAAGGTCAGGGGCACGCCGACCTCCAGGATGCGCAAACACGGGTGCTGGTTCAGGGTCAACACCAGATCGCCCAGCAGATCGCGGAGCTTACGATCAGCCAGCAGAATGCCATCGCGTGGCGCGCTGCGAGCGATGCGCGGCTGAAGGCACTGGAGCTGGCACTGGCAGACAACACGCAGGTCACGATGGATGTGCGCGACCTGTTGGACGCTTTCAAGGGCGGGTTTAAGGTCTTGGGGTGGTTGGGCACGGCGACGAAGTGGCTCGGCGCAATCGCCGCGGCGGGGATGGCGTTGTACACGGCTTTATACATGGTGACGCACGGTGGCAATCTACCGGGAGGCAAGTGATGGGGGCGCTGATAGAAAAATGGACAGCCATTCTGCACAAGCCGTTGTCGCTCATTACTGCGGCGTCGGTCGGCGCGCTGATCGTTCTTTGGCACCCCATTCTGTTCGGGTGGTTGACGCGGGCGTTCGACGATGCGTTTCCTGTCTTGGTCATGGAGGGCGAGCTAGTGGGGCGCGAAGGGGACTCCGTACAGGTCCACATCGTCGGTGAGAAGTACCGTGGCACGGAGTGCGTCCTGATTCGTATTTATGGTTACGCCGTGTCGAAAGACGGCACGATGCACAACGCGGTGACCACGCGCATTGACGTTCCAGCGAGCGGCATTATCCGACCAGCCGGCAAATATGACATCGGGATTTGGAGTGTGCGGCCGGTCCATGAAGGCGCCGCCCGGGTCCGGGTCTACACCGATCATGACTGCGTCGGGCGCGTCATCAGGACGATGATTGTCGATGTTCCGCTGACGCCATGAACAGGGAGCCCGGCGAAACCGACCCTGGCACGGTCGAGGTGATCGTCGGTTATCTGGTGACCCTGGCGGACGGGTATGAGGTACGTTTCGGGCCAACGCACAATCTAGCCGTAAACTACGCCATACGCCAGAGGGTGAAGCCGCCAGAGACCATGTTTGTCAAGCGAAAGGCAGAAGATGCGCGATGACAAGGAACCCCAACAACCACTGCGGCGCCGGGGCCAACGAATGACTAGTGGTACCCGATCCCGGGCAAGCCCGGCTTCGAGCGGAACGACGCCGGGCAGTTGCGGACCTCAACGCCCGTGCCCCCGAAGGGGCCGTGGTCATCTTGCCAGTACGCGCGGCAGATGGCGCCAGTGATCCTCAATGCTATTCCAGGCCGAAGCCCCGGCGAGAGTTTCGGCGCTCATCATCTCTAGATGCTTCAGCCCCAGCGGTGTCATCCCCACGGTGTCGATCACCCAGGTCGCAGCCGGTGACCCGATGGCCACGAACACCCGACCGCCTGCCTGTTGACGTTTGGCAATCCAGATGATCTGCGACCGGCGCAACCCGTTGTCACGACCTAGCACGGGCGTCGCAGCCCTGACCGGGTGGTGGTCGGTGTACTTCAGTTCGAGCTTGCCGGCCACGGCGTCAATGCAGTAGTCCACGTCCGGTGTCCCGGTTCCAACGGCGTTCTCGATCCGCTCGAAGTGGCCGTGCATCCCCAACTGGCGGCACGCGGCCACGAGTTTCGGCTGTAACCGCTTACCCCAGAATGATGCCTCGATCATCGCACTACCAACGGTGATAGCCGGCAGGATGCCCGCACTTGCGGCAGAAGTCACTCATCGTGCCTTTGCGTGTTTCATATCGCCCTGTTGGGCGGTAGTGGAAGCACACTCCGACCTTGAGGTTGTAATAAACGGTCCGTGCCAGACCGTAGGCCCGTGGGGCGTACCAACCGGCTAGACCGCCGATGATCAACCCGGCACTGAACCACAGCAACCCATCTAGCAGCGTGATGTTCACAGTTGAATACTCCCTCTGAACTCGAACACACTTGGCACACGGGCGCGCATCCGCTGCTTGTATTCCTTTTGCCGCACACGCGCCGATTTCATCTTTACCGGTTTGGTCGGCGGTTCCAGCCCCATGACCGACCCGCCACGACGACCAGGGAACGAGCTGCGATGATCAACCCGGAACAGGAACCCGTTTTGCTTGAGGCGCGTCAACACCGCGCGCACAGCTTCAACGCCGGGGAAGTCCTCCACGAATTCGGCGTGTGTCATCGGCCCGTGGTCGCGGGTGTGGAGAAGCAACGTGTGAGCCAGCGTGCCGAATTTCAGGAACCCGGATTCAAGGCCTAACCTGATGTCGCCGGTTTTCCTCGGGGGTCGCTTGGCGGCCATTGAACAGGCCACGCACTTGCGGTTGGACACGTACCGCACAACGCTCCCACATCGCCGGCACTCAAGGCCGTTTTTGCGTTCACCCTCGCCTCGCTTGGTCATACGCACGCCCCCCAATTAATCCCGGTTGATTGTTCTGCGATGACCGGCACACGCAGTTTCAAGCATGTGTCCATGATGTGCTTGACCTCGTTCAACGCTTCGGCGCCTTCGGCCGTCTGGGGTGTGCTGTGACCGGTTTCGTCGTGGCAGGTCAGCAGCATGTGCCCGAGTGTGCGGTGAATCCCCGTCTTCCACATGGCCGACATCGCAACCTTCATCAAATCGGCGGCGCTGCCTTGCAGTAGTCGATTCAGTGCCTTGTGTGTGAATGCACGCACGACCCTGCCGTTGTAAGCATCAATGGCCCGGTCATACGGGAGCGCCTTGTTTTTCTTTTCGTCGTCGCTCTTGAAGCGGGGTTCCCACAGTTCAAACCTGGCACGGCGACCTAGCACGGTCTTGATCCATCCCCGGTCTCGCGCCATCTCGCTGACGCTGTCATAGGTCTTTTTCACGAACGGCACCGCAGTGTGATACGTGCGGAATAGTTCAGAGCCATCATCCTTGCTCAAACCAAGATCATTGGCGAGCTTGGTCTGGCCCATACCGTAGGTTAAACCGAAGTTGATGTTTTTGATCGGCTTGCGGTGTTGCTTGTGAAGCTCGGGCGTGCTGATGTCCCAACCGGCCACCGGTGCGACCATTCCAAGCGTCATCTCATGGAAGTCCGTGTTGGGGTCTTCGTTGTACTGCTGGCGCACGATGTTCCCAGACGGCCCGCGCGCGTAGTGTGCCAGAAACCGGTATTCAATCTGCGACCAATCATGGCGGCCCCAAAGTTCCCCATCTTCAGGCAGGAACAACGCCCGCAGCTTCGGCCCCCATACCGGGTCCCGTACCGGGATATTCTGGAGGTTGGGGAGCGACGAGGAGAACCGGCCGGAGACCGTGCCGTTGTCGTCGCCCTTGAGCGGGTGAAACAGGGCATGCAAACGGCCATTGACATGCAGGTCCAAGACGTAGCCCCGCACGAACGTGTCGCGGTACTTTGCCAGCTTGCGGCGTTCAACGATCAGCTGCGCCACTGGATGACTGCACCGTTCGAGGAATTCTTTTGCGAATGATGGTTGGCCGGTCGGGGTCCGTGGGAACTCCACACCGGCTGCTTTGAACAGGCGTTCGAGGTCACCTTTGGCGGTGGTTGAGATTGGGCGCCCGGCCACACCGGCAATGCGGGCGTCGATCAGGTCAATTGCTGCCGTAAGCTCATCGTCCAACCGCTTCGCATATTCCACATCGACACGCACACCGCGTTGGCGCATGTGAACTAGCGGTTCAATCAAACTCGTTTCCAGATCGAACAGGCTCGAAAGGTCTTGCTCTGCAAGCAATGCTTTTTGCTTCTCCCACACAAGCAGAGGGCCGTCAACGTCCCCCTGCGCATATGGCCCAACCAAACACGGCGGAGCGCGCCAGATGTTTGCGCGGTACGTATCAACGTCACCATATGCCCGGATCAGCCATTCCTGCAAAGCGTCCTTCACTTTGCCGGTACCCATGTAGTCGCGCATCAGGGCTTGCAGGTTGTACGTGAAGCGGTTTTCATCGAGCAACGCTTCGGCAAACTGTACGTCGATGAATGGCCCCGTGACCGGCACGCCCTCCGACCAAAGCGCATCTACGTCATACATCAGGTTGGCGCCTACTTTGGTCTGCCCGGGCGTGCAGAGATTGTCGCGCGCCCAGGCAAGAACATGGCCCGGGTCGAGGTTCTGCTCTGGGGCAATCGTGTGGCGCATCGGGAAGTACCACCGATCACCCTCGGGTGTACCTACGGCAATGCCGACGATGTGCGCCCCATCATCGCCGTCGCGCCGGAACCCTGGCCCTTTGGTGGTTAGCGCCGTGTCCTTGGTCTCGGTATCGAGGCCAAGGACACGGCACTCAGCAAGTCTAGGGAATTCCGTAGGTGCAACCCATCCGTTCTCAGGAATGGGCGGAATGGGTCGAGCATAGACAGACCGCCCCGCCCGCGTCTGGAGGTCTTCCCAAAAGAAGCCGAGTGCGTCATCGCGCATTTCACGAGCCGCAGCCGATCAACGCGTCGATGTAGTCAATGGCGTTTGGCCACCCCATTCTGCGATCATCGCTCATGATTTCCCTCCTACAAAAGCTGCAAAAGCTGCTAACACACTAAACACGGCGCTGATGGCCGCCCCAACTGCGAAAAATAGCGCCATTGTTTCAGTGCTGCTGCCAACTGAGCATGCCAAGCAACCCCATGTCGCTACATCAAAACGGCTATGCGGATTAACTTGTGGAACGGCCATGCGTGTGAGTGAGTGCGCTCGTGTGGAATCGCTCGTGGCAGGGACGGCATACGACCATGACCTTTCTGTGCTCCCCGGCCACCAAGGGCAGGGTCTGGTGTATCTGCAGCTCGGCGGGCTCGAAGACACCGCCACAGGACTGGCAACGGTTTCCGGCCGCTGCGATGGCGTGCCGCCGCTCCATCTGGCTGATGCGTCTGGTCGGGTCCATCTTCAGAGGCTCCGGGGTTGGGGCCTGCTGGGGCGGCAACCCCTTGCCGAACAGCAGGCGGGCGCGCAGCACGTCGAAGCTGTAGCCCCGGCCGGCACGGTTGATGGTCTTGGCGACCCCGTTCAGTGCTTCGGTGTAGGCGTTGCTGATGGGGTGGTCGAAGTACGCCAGAATTTCCCGGCGCCAGTTCTTCATGCTGGTGGTCAGCACCTTGAAGTCGGCCTTCAGGTCGGCCGGGATGGTGGCGGCGAAGCCGTCATAGGCGGCGACGGCCTGGGCCTTGGGCATGTCGTAGATGCCGTAGAACGCTTCCTTCAGCCCGTGGGCGGCCTTCAGGGTCGGCTCGTTGTCCAGCCACATGTCCACGTTGAACCGCTGCTTCTCGGTCAGCTTGCCGTAGCGCATGTTCAGCAGGGCCTTGGAGCGCAGCCAGTCCCGGCGCTCGCCCGACTTCTTGACCTTCTGCAGCCGGATGCGGACCCGCTCCATGCAGTAGCTGGCCGTCCTGACGACGTGGAACTTGTCGATGACCACGGGCACGCCGGGCAGCATGTGCCGGGCCACGTCGCGGTAAGGGCGCCACATGTCGATGGCGACGCCCTGGACGTGGCTGCGGTCCCGGTAGTGGTTCAACCAGGTGGTCAGCGTGCCTTTGTCACGCTCGGCCAGCATCTCGATGGGGCGGTGCGCGCCGATGTCGGTGATGACGCAGCGCATCTTCCCGTCAATCTGCGTCTCGTCGATGCCCAGCCAGGCCGGCAGGGCGGGCCGGTAGCCAGCCCCGATGGCGGCGATGTGGTCGCCAGCCAGGCTCCGCACGGTCTTGTCGTCGCAGCCGATGTTGTCGGCGATGCGGACGAAGGTGTCCCGCAGGCACTGCTGCTTGATGAAGGCGGCGCAGCGCTCAGTCATGCGCATGTCCTCTTGGATGCCACCCATCGGCTGCAGGAACGTCTCCCCGCACTCCCGGCACTTGTACCGCCGCACCCTGGCAAGGATGCGGGTGGCGTGCCCACGGATGGGGCTGTCGCGGAACGTGGTGAGCTTGGTGCCGTGCTTGTACAGACGGTCCAGCACGCCGCACTTCTGGCAGGCGGCCGGCTGAACGGTGTACTCGGCTTCCAGTTCGTACTCCGCGCCGTCGAGGCGCTTCCCCAGGACGGTCCAGCCTGGCAGGTCGAGGATGTCGGTCATTCACGAATTGTCCGGCGCCACAAGCGCCTGCCTGATGGCATCCTTCCAGCTCTCCCTGACGTGCGTCGCTGGAGCTTCCAGCATGCGGCGCAGAAGCTGATGCAGGCGGTCAATCTCCACCGAGGAGTTGATTGAATGCCGACGCAGGTCTTCGTACCCGGCATGCTTCGCGTCCAGCGCTGCTCGGAGCAGCTTGGACTCGACCTCGGCCGCGATTGCCCGCCGATAGAGTTCAGGGTCCATCGTCATATTCACCTTTATGGCGTACAGCTCGGGCTCGTCATCCGGCAGCCGCACAGACTCTGGGCAATCGCATGTGTCACACATGCCGTCGCACTTTCGGGTGTGTTGGTGGTAGCTCATGCTTCGTAGTCTGTGCAGTCATCGCAGCCGTTGCAGCCGTCAGCGCAGCGCCACAGGTCGCCCAGGCGCCCACCAGCCTTCACCACGCATGCGCGACCAGGACCGCGCCCGGCGCCATCGCATGTGCAAGGCTTGCGCGTATCAGCCGGCCCGACGCTCTGGTCAGGGTCGCCAGCTTCAGCCTCGCGCGCCGCATCAGCGCGAGCTTGTGATTCGGTGTGGCTCACCTTCATGCCGCGTCGCGCACTTCGCGGAACTCATCGCTCGGCGCCTGCTGCCGCAGTTGGCGGCCGAAGTCCAGCAGCCGCGCGTGCAGGTCGGGGCGGAAGGTGGCGAACACGTCACTGCAGTGCAGCACGTCCTTCAGCAGCGAAACCAGTTCGCGCTCGGGCTGCCCGGCGTCTTGCGGGGCGTTCGAGTGTGCTTGCCGCATGGCGCACCACATCTCTTTGGTTTCGTCCAGCGTGAGGCGGCGGCGCGTTGAGACCGAGTTTTCCCACAGCCACGTCTCAATGGTGCGCAGGGCTTGCGCGCCATGCTCTGACCGCACGTTCAGGGTCTTTGCCGCTGGCGTTGCGGCGCGGCGCGGCAGCGGCTGAATCTCGACGGGCACTCGGCCAGCGCTGCGCGGGAATGGGGAATTGGTTCGCATGTCGTTCTCCGTTTAGGTTGCCTTGCGTGCCCAGACCGCTGGGCAATGCACGTTGTGCGTCATGTCGGCGGCATCGTCTAAGCGCGCCCAACCACTCCACCGCATGCTCATCCAGTTACCGCAGGCCGGGCACACGACACGGCCGGGGCCGTTTTCTTCGTGCTCGTCCACGGGCTCAATCTTTGCCAGCATCTCAAGTACGGCGCGCGGCATCGCCACTGCAGCCCAGTCTTGTTTTTCCATCACTGCTGCCCCGCTGCCATCGCAATCATGCGGTCTTGCCACGCCCGCTCAGCGGCGCGGTCGGCGGCCGGGTCGCGGGCCTTCGCCTGCTGCCCCACGTACTCGGTTTGCTGGAACGGGGTGCGCTGCTGCTTGTTGGCAATCAGGCGGTCAATGGCTTGGGCTTGGTTCATGGTGTCGCTTTCCACACGTTATTCCGTTCTTTGACTATAGAGCAACCTCATGGATTCCACAAGTTATTCCGGAGAGCCATCAAAACGTGTTGCCGTGTTGTTCACCGCAGACCCCCAAACACGCCGACAAGATCACCCGACCGAAATGCGTGTGTATCTCGCCGGGGTGTATGCCACTGTATATCCGAAGCGTTTGCGAACACAAGCGAGGCGGTGCGCGCGTTGACCTTGCCGGATTCAGGGAGCGGCGCGAGGTCCGATGCCACGAGTGAATCATCTTCCAGGCACAGGCTGTTGTCTTTGAAGATGACCGCGGGGTGGCGGAGGTCGGCCAGTTTTGCCGCAACATCAAGCATTGATCGCAGATCAGTGTTTGCTGTCTCCCACAAATCAGGTAGCCCATCAACCAACCCGTCCACGGTATCGGTCGGCCACTTCCCAGCAACCAACTGGCACCGCACCCAGATGTCACCCTCCAGAAAGAACGTTGCCGATTGGTCATCGACGGCGATGCTATCAATGGCCCCGCAACTCAGGATCGCTTCAACCGAAGCACCGGGCAGGTTTATGGATTGCTCGATCAGCGTGTGAACCGTCACCCGGGCCACGATCACGTTATTGGTGGCGTAAACATGGTGCGCGTTGACACAGATGGCGGTCGCCCACGGGCGGCTGGCGTCGGTCGCCACAAACGGCAGCAGCTGGAGTAGTGCGTTGGCGAGTCCAGCGGCGCCGTGGGGCGTTTTCTCAGTGGGCCCGGTACGTGGGTACTGCCCCGGGTCCAGCAACGCGATTTTGGCGCGTATCCGCCCGGCGTTGACGACCAATCGCTGCCCGTCATCGCCCACCTTGACGGTAGGCGCCACCGGGCAGGCGTTCCACACCGCCAACAGTCGATCAGCATTCACCAGGCAAGGCGGGAGGTCAGTTGGCGCATCGACCGTGTATCGGCCATTCTGCGCCTGTATCCGGCGCCGCCCGGCAGTGTCATCGTACACAAGCAGGTTCGACAACACCGGGTTAAGGTTGCTCCCGGCGTGATCGACCAGGAACCGGATGGCTGCGGCTTCCATATCAAAAGAACGTCACAGCAGACCGCTTGAACACGGGCCGCAGCCCCTTGGCGTACTCTTTGAAGAATCGGATATTCCACTTGTCGCGCATGCCGTGCATCGTGCCGAGTAGTTCAGGATCGAAACCCTGTGCCCGGATGATCCCATCATAGTGTAATTGCGTGTGCGGGTCGAGGCTCCAATAAGACTGGTCCTCGTCGTGAACGCTTGATGACCGACGACTGATGGCGAATGATTTTGGCCGGCCGTCTGGCCGCCTTAGCAGGATGTTCCCGAAACGCCCGACCATTAGCCACGATGTTGAGTCAACACTGAACCACGGGTAACGCTCCATCAGTTCAAACGTGGTCAGGCCGAAGCCGTGAACCTTGACGCGGGCGCTACCGTCAGGCAGTGCGAGATACTTGTCCCAAATGTGGTCGAGCCAGTCAACGAGATAACCCGTGGTTTCGGGAACCATGCCGCCAAGAAAGATGTAGTCATAACCCTCGTCCAGATACTTGACGAGCCATGAGTCGTGATCCCGGGCGTGGTGTACCGGACACACACGCACCGGCAGCTTCAGTGACTCGAGGTACTTCTGATTATCGTAGCTGCCCTGTTCCTGATTGCGCCCGATCACATCGACATTTGACGCAATCTCGAGGATGTCAGGGCGTTCGCAGATATACTCCGCGTAGGCGTCAAGGTCAACTTCGGCGCCGAGGGTGAACATCGAGAACGCGCCGGAGTCGAGAAAGATTTGGCACCTGGCTTTGCGTATTACATCATCGAGGTTCTGCTTGCGAATGTAGTGATATGACTCGAGGTGATACGGGTAGACCTCGGACGCCGTAGCGGCCACATTGGGGTTTACCGCGTCGGGGTCGCCCCAGCCGCTATGGAACTTGGCTGCGATGTAAATACGGAGGTCTTGCGGTTCCATTTCACCCCCGCCCCCAACGATACGCAACGATCATCAACCACACGAAACAAGCAACCGCCCAGGTGATCGGGTTCACGGCTTGACCTTTCGCTTCACGTACTTCGCACCCTTGGCCGTCAGTTCAAGGCTGAAGATCGCCTTGACCTTGGCAGACGGTTCCTGCACCCGGTTGGGATATCGCGGGTTAGCGTACTCCGCGGCAATCTTGCCTTGATAGTCCGGGTGGAACGGGTGGCGCACATCGTAGTCGCTCACACCATACCCTTTTCAATGGCCAACCATTCAGGAATGAACACGCTAGTCGTTCCGTAACCGGGGCTGTCGTCCGGCCCGTCGCACCAATCGCTTATCTGCGATTTCGGCAGCCACACCTCATCCTTAACGCCGAAGTTGACCAGGATGGCCCGATCAGTGACACGCCGCACAACTACGGCAATTTCAATCTCCGCTGCTTGTTTCATACCAACCGCCCCAGCGACGCATCACCGACCAGGATCGACGGCGGGGCGGATCAGTTCGACACCGACCGGGCGCCACATGTGGAGGCAATAGTTGTGGTTGTTCACCCATTCGCTGCGGGGCGGGTGAAACTGGACGACGGTGTCATCGTCATCCCAGAAATGCGCTTTGATAAAGCACATCTCCTTCCATTCCGGTACGCGATGCGGCAAGCTTACACTAACGTGCTCCCACTTCTGCGTATTGTCGGGCATTCCATCGCCATCACTGGCGATGACCTTGAACGGTGGCCCAGAGCCCGGGCGTCCAGGAATGAAAAAAGCACCGTTGTTGCCATAGGTTGCATCACTCCCCATAGGCCCACTACGATGCCGGTATTGCTCTGGAACCCTGAACATCACGCCTCCCGAATCAGACTGAAGAATTCTGCCCGTGCCGCAGCGTCATCCTTGATGGCGCCTCGAACAACGCTAGTCGTCATGACCGAATCACCCGGCTCTTTGACGCCGCGCCATGTCATGCACATGTGCGACGCCTTGACGACCACGGCCAGCCCTTTCGGGTTGGCGCGTTCCATGATGATGTCGGCGAGCTGGATGGTGGCCTCCTCTTGAATCTGCGGCCGGCTAAACACCCAGTCTACCAAACGGGCAAACTTCGACAAACCGATAACGCTGTCTTCGCCCGGTATCACACCAATCCAGGCACGACCGATGACTGGTGCCAGGTGGTGCGAACACAAGCTGCGGACCGTCAGCGGGCCGACCGTGTAAAGCTCATCCAGGCGCATCGCGTTGGGGAATGCGGTGATGTCCGGCTGCGGTTGAAACCGGCCCTTCATTACCTCCGTCACGTACATCTTTGCCACGCGCCGCGCAGTCCCGACCGTGTTGTGATCGTTGGGAACGTCAATGTAAAGCTCTTTCAGCAACCGCTGCACCGCCAGCGCGACACGCTGAATGTGTGCGTCGGTACCGATTCCGGTGTGATCGGGTAAGCCGTCCATCAGGTTGGAGTTGGCACGCATGTCAACGCCGGCTTTTTTGAGCGTATCGAAGTGATACACCCAAGCAGTGTCGAAGGCCTCGGCACGTTCGAGACTATCGCGATCAACGATGTCATGATCCATCATTCAACTCCAGCAAAGAGGTGTGTCTGTAGTGACAGCCAGTACAGCCCGGGGTGATCCATCACGATGCGGGCTGCGTGGTTGTAATTCGAGCGCGTTCGCACGGGGTCGATGAGGGTGTCGTCCCAGATGTTCGCCACCTCACCGGGGCGCAGTTGGCGCCGGTAGACCGCCATGCCTGAAACGTAGGTGTCGAGGGCCGGCAGGTGTTCGTGCGCCCTGACCGGGCCGGGTTGGTGGTAGTTGCTGTGCGGGTTGTCTTCGACCACGTATTTCAAGCACAGCACCTCGGCCAGTTCGTGCCAATGGGCCGGAATCGCCCGGTACTTACCTAGCGTCGCCGGCACCTTGGGGCTGACGACAACCCGAATGGCCTTGTTCGGATGGGTCAGGATATCGCGCGTAACGCCGTCTTTGAGCAGAAGTCCGTTTGTCTCGAATTGCCAAGCGAGGTCGGTGGCGTCGGCCATCATCGCACTCATGACCTCCCATTGCAGCAACGGCTCGCCGCCCGTGACAACGACCAGCACGCTGCCGTTCAACTTCTCACGTATCTCCGCCAGCACAACCTCGACACGCATCACCCGGCCGCCGTCGAAATCGAAATAGGTGTCGCACCACGGGCAATCCTCTTTGGCCCCGATGTTGCACCCGGCCAGCCGCAGGAACACGCAGCCCCCACCGGCAAGCGGTCCTTCGCCCTGAATTGTGGCGAAGATGGAGGTCACCAGCAGCTGACCGTTGCCGGCCAGTTCCCGATAATTGGCCACGCTGATGTTGCGGTCACGGTTTAGAACAATGGGGATCACGGCAACCACCCATGAAACCCGGCGTCAGGGTTGGTGTAGATCGCTGAATTCTTGTCATTCTCCCGGGCTTCGACCGACACCACCCAGCACCGGCCTTTCGTGCGCTGGCGCAATTCTGCGTCAGTGTACGAACAGACAGTAAGCGCAGTCCCCTCCATCCCGACACCGTTCGGCATCAACCGAATTGCACAGGCGCCTCCCGCCTGAAGCTGCTCGAATAGGTGGAGCTTCGGGTCGTCCGGCATCAGCAGCAGAGTATGGTCAAACATGTACGCCAACCAGTCCTTCAACCAACCCAGCTGCCCGAAGTCCACGGCGAAGCCGCAGGCATCCAGGGTCTGCGCCCCGAAAATGAAGTGAAAGCTGCGAGAGTACCCATGCACCAGGGCGCAATTGCCCGTGTGCCGGTGCTGGCGATGGGCGCACGGGTAGTTGCTGAACGTCTTGGTGCTGTGAAATGGCGCACCGGGGGCTTCGTTTGTCATGGCGTGTAGGGTAGTGAGGGTGGCAGGCCGTTTGCGGCCTGTGGCGCGATCTAGACCCGTTCCCGCGGTATCCAGACGCCGTAGCGGTAATAACCGGTTTCACCCCGGGCGGTGAAGATCAGCGTTTGACCACCGGAACCGGACTCAAGCCGGATCATCTTGCCGGCATACGGGCCACCGGACGCCTTCCAGGTTTCAAACTTCACCGGGTCGCGGGACTTGCTGAAAAGGTGTTGCGTGTTCATGACCGCCCCCGGACCACCAACGGGTCATCCTGACCGGCCACCTTGAAACCCTCGGCCCGTAGCACGCACGCGTGACACTTGCCGCACGGCGGGAATTCCCCGGCGTAGCAGGTGTGCGTGTGGGCCATCGCCTCGGCGCCTTTGGGGTATGACATGGCCGTCGATACCGTCTGCGCCTTTGTCAGTTGCAGTAGCGGCGTGATGATCTTCACTGCATCATCGCCGTAACGTTGGAGGCCCAACGCAACGTTAATCATGTCCTGCATGGCGTCGATGAAGTCCGGCGTGCAGTCTGGATAATTGGCGTTATCCATCGCACAAACCCCAGTGATGATGTTGCGTGTGCCCCGGTGAAGGGCGTAGTTCGCAGCGATGGTCAGAAAGAACGGGTTGCGCAGAGGTACAAAGGTCAGTTCAACCCTTGCGCCGATTACCGCCTCCATAGAAGCGTGATCGGTGTAAGTCTCCAGCGGTGTGGCCGGATCGGTCAGCGGTGAGGTGCTGCGAAGCAGTCCAGCACATTCGACAATCTCATGGGAATCGACACCAACGATCCCGGCCACCGCAATGGCGGCATTCAACTCCGCCCGATGTCGCTGCCCGTAATCGAACGTGACCGCATGAACGGTCTTGTAAAGTTCCCGTGCCATGAGGAGGCAGGTTGTCGAGTCCTGCCCGCCCGATAGGACGACCATACAACTGTCAGTGTTCATTCTTAGCCCTTTCCAGTGGTGGCCGGGTCAATTGGGGGTGATATGCCCCCGCGGAATTAGTCCCCGCTACTCTCTCGGGGTGGTCAAGCCGTTCCATTGCCTTTTGGCTCCAGGCTTTCTCGTGCCGCAATTACCGCCATACAACTTGCGCCGGCGTCCTCCAGGGGTGTGGGCTTGTGCCGGAATCGTGCCGGATTAAGGGGCGGTTTGACCACCCCAAACCCCAACGATGAATGCCGATCAGTTCGCCGCCTTGGCCTTCGAGCCCTTGGCACGGCTCGCCTTGGCCGCCGCTTTCTTCGCCACCGCAGCCTGCGCCGGGCGGGTGAAGGTCACGCCGTTGAGCTTCGCCCAATGACCGGCTTGGGTGGTCACGGTCGCCTCGCTCAGACCCTTGGCGACCATGGCCTCGATCAGTTCCTTGCGGCTGACCTTGCCGGCCTTGATCTGCTCCAGTTTCTTGTCCAGGAAAACATGAACTTGCGCCACCGGGCCGTCAGGCTTGCGGAACGTGGCTTGTGCGGTCGTCGTTGCCATGATGAGATTCTCCACTGGTTGAGGTTGCGCAGCTCCGTCTGCCGGGGCATTTGGATACTGTGCCCGGAGTATAGCCGCAAGCACGACTTTTGCCCTGCCTGAAATCGGAATCATTCTCATAGCAGCCAGCGTGCGGGTGTACCGCTTGGCGAAGTCGAATTGCGAGAGTGTTGACTTCACCCGGTAGTATTCCCGGTCGAATTCCGCATTGGTCATGTGCAGGCACGCCAACTCACCGCCTTGGACGCCCAGAAAGTGCGTGACCTTGGGGCCGAGCGAGTAAATGCAAATGATGTTGCTATTGTAGTTTGCCCGGATCGGGTAAACGATGTCAGCAGCTGCGGCGTTGGTCATGATCACGACTCCAGGTCAGCGAACAGGTATGGTTCCCACTTGTCAACGTGGGCGCGGGCTTCAGGGTTGAGGGATGAACGTTTGGCGGCAAACACGAACACGCCCCGGCGCTCGAAGTAGTCCTCGCCCATGTTGATTTGCACGGTGCGGGCCAGCGTGTTGCAGGCGTGTTCAACGCAGCCGGCGCCGTGCCAGGCGGTCTGCCCATCACGATCCAGCGTTGCGTTGAAGATGAACCGGTCACCTTGAATGTGCAGGTCGCCCCAGGCGTAGTCGCTTGAGTGCTCCAACCGGATGGCGCAGCCGGTGATGATGCATTTGGTGCGGGTGTTCATCAGTCGCCCCTCAAAGCCATCTTGAGGGCTGCGATTTCGGCCCGCTCGGCCTTGACGATAGACCGGCCCAGGTCACCGGCCCCGCCGATCTTGCGGTGGTGTTCAAGTTGGGCCTTGAGCGCGAATTGTGAACATTCCAGGCGCCGGGCCAGTTCGGCGGGCATGAATTGCGTTTTGTAGAACTCTGACCGGACGTAGGTCGAAACGGTTTTCATGATCTGTCTTTCTGGGGTTGGTTACTGTGAACACAGTGTAAGGGCAAAGTGCGTAGCAGGTCAAGCGTTTGCTACGCACTTCAAACCCGCATAGGGTTCAGTCCTCCAGTTGTTCCTTCAAATCGGCGATGGCCGCCGCGGCCGTTGGCCCCCAACCGGTCGGCGGGGATTCTTCGTACATGTCAGCAACCAGGGTCGCCCGGTAATCGTACTTGCGGCACGGGACGGGCGGATAGACGAAATCGACATCGAACGACGCCGGATCGTTCAGGTCGATATCGGCGGTGTAGGTGACATTGACTGCATTCATGATCTTGCTTTCTCAGTTGATGGAATGCGCCCAGGCAAAAGCGCGTTGCTTGGCGTTCTCCCCGGCGAAAGTCATTTCGGTCACGGCCACTTCGTCGCCGGTGTCGTCATGGTCTTCCATGTCCAGCTGAAGGACGGTCCAGCGGTAGCCGTTGAAGTTGACCAAGACCCGAAAATTGCTCGGGGTGATGATGTGTGCGATTGCCATGATGTTCTGCCTTTCTGTTGGTGTGCCACCAGTGTACTGCGTTGCTACGCAGCACACAAGCGCGCAATTGCTACTCAAAACCCGCATGCGGGTTTGGTGCGGCGCCTAGAACTTGCCGGCGCAGATCGGGCCCGCATGCGGGTTTGGCGCGGCGCCTAGGTCTCGTACATCCTGAACTTGATGGTGTGCCCCGGGATCGTTGCCGTGGCGATCACAATGGTCGGCGTCCCGTCTTCGTGCGGTGGTGCCTGTTCCGACAACTCCCCCAGGGGGTTCGGGATGCTCCATGTGATTTCCCACGGTGCCACGATCCTGCCGACGATCACCGACACCACCCGGGCGGTCAACGGGTGCGGGCGTTCGATGGGGGCTCCGTCTTCGTCAGACGGAAAGATCACATCCGCCTCGAAACAGGTGAGCGGAGTTGCGTTGTAATGCACGGCGGTCATTGTGCCGCCTTTGCAACTTCGTAGGCTTCTTCGGCCGCGTCGCGTTCGGCGCACAGTGCGTCGAATTCGGTGAGCGACACGGACGGGTCGCACTTCCCGTCGCGGACGGCGTAATTGGCCTCTTTGTAGCGGTCAAATGCGATGGCGAGGGTTAGTTCGGACTGGGTCATGATGTTCTGCCTTTCTGTTGGTGTGACACCAGTGTAAACGCAAAGTGCGTAGGACCGCAAGCAATTCCTACGCACTTCAAACCCGCATAGGGTTCAGGGGCCGAAGCCCCTTGCGGTTACGCCAGTTCGAGAACCTTGGCGCCTAGCGTCCAGAGGTTCAGGTTGAAGTCGATGTCCTTCGCAATCGAGTTCAGCGGGCGAGCCTTGACGTTCCGACCGGCTGCGTCCTTCGCTTCGTACCCGCCACGCACCGCGTTCTCTTGGATGCGGTTCAGCACGACCCAGAGAGAGTCGCCCTCATCTTCGGCACGACGAGCGGCCAGCAGCGGGGCAACGTGGTCTTCACGCTCCTCGCCCCACTTCAGCACGGTAACAGCCTTGGCGAAGTCGCGTTGCATGGCCTTGGACAGAATCTTTGCGGTCATGGCCTCGATCTGCGGGGTGACTACGGTTTCGGTCACTTCGCGGATGTACTGGACACCTTCGAGAATGTGGTCGTGGATGTTGGCGTCTGAGTGCAGGACACGCAGCCCGGACAACGCGGCGACCGACACCGCCATGCCGTTGGAACAGACCAGACGCTCAAGGCCGGCGCCCAGGTGGAAGGCCGATGTGCGATTATGGGCATTCTGGATGATCACTTGCGGGACCACATCACCCACGTTGCGACGCGACGAGTCGAGGTAGTCCGTGTGCATCATGCGGACCACATGGCGGGTGTACGAACCATCAGAGGTCCGTGCCACGGCTTGCCCGGCCTTCACGGCTTCGTAGCCGGCGAGCCGCATCGTCTTCAGCACTTCGTGCGTGTTCACGAATTGGTAGCGGTCCGACATGCCGGGGGCGGCGTGCGTGGCAAACAGGGAGGGGGCTGCGCGGCGCAGGTCGGCGTCGGTCATGTAGCCTGCCAGGGAACCAACTGTGCGAATGTTTCCGGTGTTCATGATCTACCTTTCTGGGGTGGTTGAGGTTGCGTCGGTTTTGCTAACCGACAGAGTCATTGTGTCGCGTGTTGCTACGCGAGTCAAGCGATATGCGGGTTTTTAGTTCAAGTTACGCAACAACCTCCAGCAGTTCAGCGTCGGCAAACATCATCTCCGCCGTGCTGAAGCTGGCGCCTACGAATCGGGCGCAGCGGAGGTCGGCATTCAGCCGGTGTGTCGCTGCCTGCGGCCCCTCGGCCCATTCTTCCACCCGGACCGGTTGCCCGTCTTCGGTGAATGTGCATGTGTGGCGTGTCCGACCATCAAAGGTCAGCTGCGCTTCACGGGTGCCCTCGGCTACGGTCAGCGTGTAGGAGCCGTCCGGGTGTGTGCTTACGTTGATGTTCATGGTTGCCTCGGCAAGTGCGATGCCGGATATATAACACGATTGGCGGCCACCGACATGCGTAATTTGTGGTTGAGGCACTTGACTTCATTGATCGCCGCCCACCATCGAGCGGCGTTGACTGCGGTGCCATCACTGGTGACCCGCCAACGCCCTTTCTTGAAGTAGAAGCGGATCATCTTAAACCTCCACCATCGAACCGTCAGCATTCAGGATCACGCCACCATCGGCGGGTGGAGGCAGCTGCCGTTGACCCCGCCACGCACCACCAGCAGCGTGTGCCCGGCAATGTGGGCAAAGGCGGCTTGGTTCAGTTCGACAACATCGCCGGCATGCAACACCAGGATGGCGATGACGGTGCGCAGAAAGTCAACATCGTTTTCCATCGACGCGACCGGATCGACGTGTGTGCGTTCAATGTCCATGCTCATTCTTCAGGGTGAACGCCACCATTGGCGACGAACAAATCGTAATCCTCGAACAGCTCGGCAAGGGTGTCGAACATCGACCAGCACCCGACCCCCTCCATGTGCTCGAATTCGCTGATGTACGTCGCCACGGCCTCGTGGCCGTGCTTCGCTATCAGGTGTTGGTGTGCGGTTTCCCTATCCATGATCAGTCAAGGGTGATCGTGCCGCTGCGAATCTTCTGAAATTGCGTGCTGATTGTCGCGTCGGAGATTTCCACGTTCAGGGCGTGGAACACGACGAACATGTCACGGCGTTGCAGTTGCGCACCGGTCGAAGACTCCCAGGCGGTTGCGATGCGGACCAAACGCACCTTGGCCTCGGTCATGTTCGCCTTCACGAACGCCGTCGCTTCGGTGATGGTTTCCGGGGCAGTGATCACGCGCTTCGTGAACTTCTCTTTCTTGCCCAGAGTCACCCGGTTGCGGTTCGTCGCCTTGATTTCCTTGGCGATGTCGGACAGGGTCTTGGCGGGCATGAACGACACCAGAGCGGCGTACCCTGGCAGGATGGTCGAGACATCGAGCTTACCATCGGTGGCCAGCTTGACAACGTCAGCTTCGGTGCGGACGGTACCGCCGCGGCGGGCGGCTTCGGCCCGTGCTTCGGTGCGGTTGGTGTTCGTGCCGAAGATGCGAACCAGTTCGCCGGCGGCGGTCTTGGAGGTGATGAAGTGTGCCATGTGATTTCTCGCTTTCTGGGTTGTCGGTCACCACTGACCGATGCGTTCATTGTGTTGCAGTTCTGCTTAGGAGTCAACAACTTTTCGCAACTCAAAACCCGCATGCGGGTTTGGTCACGCCACCATCACGAACACGGCGCCTAGTTCGGGCGCATCATCGTTGTCCGGGGTCCGTCCCCGGACAACGATCTTGGCGAGGTGGCATTCATCGAACTCGTGATTCAAAGCACCGACCTCGATGTCACCGTGAACGGCCAGGATCGTTGCCAGGCACTTCATTACTTCGGTGATGGTCACGATCACCCCCGCCACGCGAGCATCACGCCCAGGCTCGCCACAACGCCCAGGAACAGCGCCCAGGACAACGCCCTATGCAAACCATGCCGGTCGCGCCAGCTGCGCCTGTAGGGGCCGAATAACGCCGAGAAACGCTCCACGCTGAAGGCTTCCCGGGTGCTGCGATACGAACCGTCATAGTGCCTCACAGTACCTTCTCCCAGATTGCCACGCGACCCGGCGCGTACTTCGCTTGATAAATCTGCGGCCCGTCATCACCGGTATTTACGCAGCGCCATGTGGTGCTGAAGTGGTTACTTTTGCCTTGTCGGCCGGCCGCAGCCTTCGCCTTCGTCAATGTTTCGTAGCCCTCGGCATACGTTTCAAAGCGGCCGTTTATGGTCCGTTCGATGTACCAATCGCCTGTCTTGCGCATCATATTCTCCGATTCTAAAAACCGGGGCCGAAGCCCCGGGGTGTTTCACTTGCGGCGTCTTTGACCGACTACCATGCCGGCCGAGAATGCCGCCTCTAGTGCCGCCTTGATCGACCAGACCGGCTTCGTGTGGAAGTCCAGACGGTCGGAGCGGCGAGACTCCAGGGTTGAAAGGTCAAGGTATCGGGCGGCGATTATCTCAATCGCACTTTCCATTTCCTTGGCCTCTGGTTCAGTCATGGTCTGCCTTTCTGTGAGTACCGGAAACCGGTGTTGCCAGTGTACGGCGTACCAACGGACTACGCAATTAATTTCGCCATCAACAGGTCGGCCAGTCGCACGGCGAGGCCGGGGCAACAATCGTGGTATTCGTGCGGCGCCATCAACGGAGGCGGACCGGCCGCCAATAGTCCGTTCATGGCCAGCATGGCCGCAGCTGCCCGTAGGTCATTCTGCGGGGGTGCCGGTGCCGGGGTCGTCTTCAGCGGGTGTCGGGTGATCATGTGGTGCCCAAATGTGGAATATGGAGGTCGGACCCGTGGGCCGAAGCGGCGGGGCGGTCAGGGCGTTGTGCCTGATGACCACCGCACCGGTGATACTGTTGGGCGATGGGGAATCTTTGCCGGTCAACGCCCTGTCAACCCAGAGCTGCGCCGTGTGCCGGTGTTGTGTGGTCGCCCATCGGGAAACGATGGAGCTGCCGACGCTGACAACGTAACCCAGGCGCCGCAGCCGGCGTAGGTGTGTCAGCGCCGACGATTTGGTAATACCCATGAACTTCGCAACCTGAAGGCTTGTAAGCCCATCGGGCCACTCATCCATGAACATCACCACTAACCGCAGATCACGTGCCACGACGCATCAATACTCGATGTCGTCATCCTCACCCGGCTGGCGGTCAGGTGGCTCCCCATTGGGGGCCGGTTGGCCTGCCGCATCCGGCGCCTTGCTCATGTCCGCCTTCACCGCCCCGGACATGATCGAGTTCTTGAATTCCTTGGCCGCCACGTAGACCGGGTCTGCGTTGCCGCCCAGATATCCAGCGTGCTCGAACTTCCATCCCATCCAACTGCCCTTGTCGTTGGATTCCGGCACCGTGGTCACGTGCCACTTGCTTGCGAACATGGCCGGCGTGATCAGCGTGCCGTCGCTCTTCTTGAGCTTCAACAGGTTCTGCTGCATCAACCACTGCTTGCCCTTCTTGATCTGGGTCGAGGTCATCGTCAGCACGGCCGGCGTCGGTGTCCCATCGGCGTCGAGCGTCATCACGTAGAACGTGCGGGTGTCGTTCAGTTGGTTGCCGTTCGGGAGAATGCTCCGGTTCTTGTCATCGAGCATCGTCGTTTCCATCAGGCCCGGCTCGGGCTTGTGTTCACGGACGAAACCGCCGCCGTTCTCGCGCAGCCGCCATTCGATGAACGACCGGGTGTACGCGCAAGGCACCACAATCAGCGGTGTCTTCTGCGTATCGATGACCGTGCCGGTGACGGTGTTAAACAGCATCCCCTCCGCCGCCCCCTCCACATAGGCCCCCTCGCTGCGTTTGCACTGAGGACTGCCAGATTGAAGGATGGCAATGAATGGGATCGCCATGTCATCACGGTCGAGCCCCTCGAAACCAACGCCCGCGTCTGCGGCGAAGTCGTCACCGGCCGGTGCGGTCTGCAAGACCGTGTTGGTCGGTGTGGTGATTTCAGACTTATTCTGCTTGTTGCTCATTTTCTGACCTTTCGATTTGCCCTGCCTCGGGAGTGGCGGCAGGGCTTGCCACTGGAACTACCAACACCGCACGGATGGCCGCAATGGTGTCGTCTGTCTGTTGAATCGGGCGTGTTTGCTCCCGGTGGTATTCCAGAGCATCAAGTGCCCGTTGAAGCAGCGCCATCGCGGTGTCGTGGTCAGCCTTGAGCTTGGCGATGTCCTCCACCAACCCCAAGCGCGGGCCGTGACCGTGTACGCCCAGCGCGGCCGCATGCATGTGTGTGATTAGCACGCAGGCCATCTCATAGTCGCTGCGCCGTCCTGTAGGATCGAGCCGCGCTTTACCGCGATTGAATTGGTTGCGCTTAGCTTCGCCCATGATCACTTCGGCGCCTTGACGGTGGCTTTCTTGAATTGGAACACCGTGACGCACTCTGGCACCTTGTGGCCCGCTTCCAAGGCGTGCGACACGATGGACTTCAGCGTTGAGTGATGTACGGTTTCACTCATCACCGCTTCGGCGTGGCGGGCCTCCAGGGCTTCGACCAGCTGCGTTTTTTCCTTGGGGGTCAGCGGTCGCATATCGACTTCCAGCGTCTGACGCACGGCCATTTCGTTGCCTGTACTTCGCAGCCAATCATAGGCCGCAGGGCGATTAGCCACGGAGACACTGACCTTGATATCCGACTTCACCACCAACCGCGAACCATCCTCCAGGCCCAGGTCGGTCAGCCCTGCCTCTGCCATCGCCTCGGGTACCTGCTCCAGTTCGAGTCGGGCGAGCTTACCCTGTTCGATGGTCAACTCGGCCTCCAGCCTGGCCACCAAGACCGATTGCGCCCGCAGCCGCTCGGCCCATTGGGCCACGGTGTTGAGGACCGTGGCCGGGGTTTCCTGTTCGACATCGGCGGCGAGGTCGTCAGCGAGCGTTGCCGTATTCATGTTTTCTGTGTCCTGTTGGTGTGTGGGTGTCAATGTGGGCGGATTCAAACTCAATGAGGGCACGGCGCACGGCCTCCGTGGCCTGATTGACTGCGGTTGCAGTCGATGACGCGCTCTGCTTGACCAGTTCCAGCCGGGCCGTGGCGGCGTCATACTTCGCCGCCGCCACGGCGTACCGGTCGGTCCGACTCGGGCGGTAGTCGGAGACCCGGCGCAGGCTTGTGGCGAATTCGCGGATTGTGTTGCGCAGCGCCCGGGCCGATGCTTCGTCGTCACAATCGAAGGTGGCGTGCTGGTGCCCGTCGTCACTGTGAACCGTGACCGTGAACCCGTTACGGTCGTTCGCCGGGTCCATGTAGCACTGCTGTGTTGACTTCAACATTTCTAACCTTTCTCTGCCGGGAAGATCGCGTCCCAATCCTCTTGCGTATAACCGGTCTTGATGAACTCGCGCTGCGTCGCGTTGAGGTCGGGAAAGATTTGTTGAATGGTCCGGGAGGTCGTGCGGCCGTAGAACTCGTCCAGCTGCGCCTGCGTGATCGGCAAGTCCATCGTGTTGATGCGCCCATTCAGCGGTGACATGCGGGTGATGTTCATGGGTCAAACAGTTGCGGTCAGCCGCCCGTGAATGTCGATGGTCACCGCGTTGTATGCCCTCACCTTGCGGTCCCACACCAGCAGCGGGACGACCCCGTCATTGACCTCGCTGACCATCGCGGCGGCCATGGCGATCACGGCCGGGTCGCCCAGGCACAGCAAGTGGTCGCGGTCGGTGAAGCCCCGGAGTTTGTTGCGGAGTTGTTCCAGCGCCGGACCGGTGGTGATCAGCTGCGGACCACTCGGCAACAGCACGTGCAGTTCGCCGTATTGGCGGGCACTGGTCAGGTCGAAGGTGTGGACCAGTTGGCCGCTGTCGTGGTCTCGACGCATCGGGTTCTGCGTCACGTAAACAATGGAGTTCATGTTTTGCTTTCTCAGTTGGTGGATTGTGGATTATCGGGCGGGGTTTGTGTTGCTGAATTTGGGAGGCGCTGGTGTATCGCTCATGGTTGCGCGCCCCTAGCGGCGTCGAGCGCGCGCAGTTCTGGCACGGCTCGCTCGCATTCATCCACCAACACAGCGGCCGTCAGCACATCGAACGGGCGATCAGCCTGCGTGCATCTGCGGTGGATTGATCCAAGCGCAGCCCGCAGCCGCGCCACTAGGTCCGACAGCGCCGTCAAAAGCTCCCGCTCTGCGGCTAGTGCTGCCTGCCATGCGACCCAGCACCAATCCGTACCAAGTTCGTCGGACGTGACATTGAGCCACCACACATTGAACGATTTACGGTCTGCGTCGTCAGGCGTTTCTTCGGTCATGGCGGTCATATCCATTGCCTTGTGATGTTGCGACGCAGAACCTGCTCGTGTACGTCTTCGGCGGTCTGCATACACCGGACGATGTCTGCGTCGATGGTGTTCGTTGCCATCAGGTCGATTGTGTTGATGACCGGACTGCCACCGGTGCGAGCGGCTCGTGCTATGGCTTGCTCGCGATCCAAGTAAGAATAATCGTTGCTGTAAAAGATCATGTATCGGCAGACCGCCTGAAGACCATCGAGGCCCGTGCCGCCTGACTTCTGCTGACCTACAAAGTAGCGGCAACTCGGGTCGGTGATGAATGTGGCCTTGGATTCGGCGCGTTGCTTCGCCTTGATGTCGCCGTGATATTCGACAGTTGATGTTGCGCCGTATTGCTCCCGCATGGCTGCGGCAATGCCGCGCAACTCCGCTTTGTACTTTGCCCAGATGATGACCTTATCCCCCTGGCCAATTTCATCCAGCACGTTTAGTAGCTCTGCCAATTTCGGGTTTACACCCGCAATCGGCACAGCCCTCGGATCATCATCACTCGGGCAATAGCCGCCTGTTACCTGCGCAAGACGGGTGGCGAGGGCCAGCGTTCCTTCAGCGGTCAACATACCACCCGGCGCCTCTGTAATCCCGACCTCTTTCAGCTCATCATACAAACGCTGTTGGTCCGGCGTGAGGTGTACGAATCGGGTGCTGGCCATGATGACCGGCTCAGTACCGCTGACATCCTCCAAGGTCATGAACGATGACCAGGGCTCCAGCTGCTTGCGTAGGTGGCCCAGATTCTTGTAAATCGGCGCGCCGGTGTCTTCGTAGCGGGCCTGTATCTGCGGATTCACACGCTTCTTTGTACGCTCGAAAAAGTCACGGGCAACTTTCTTCACGAGGCCGTTTGTCGGTGGGAGCATTTCGGCATACATGCTTTTGAATGTTGGGAACGTGCCTGCGCCTAGCAGGTTCGTTCCCAACAACTCAAACTGCCCGTATGCCGAGAACGGGTTTTGCCGGACCAGGGTACCGGTGGCGATGCGCCGATAGGTCGCCATGCGGATCAGCTTGAACGTCGCTTTGTACCCGGCACTGCGGATGTTGCTGACCCGGTGCGACTCATCGACGGCGACCATGGCGGTTCCTGGGTGGGCCTTGATGAACGCCCAGGCCATGTCGCTGCCGCGCTTGGTTTGTAGGCCCTCGAAACTGATGGTCAGGATTCGCAGGCACTTGTCCTTCGTGCGCAACTGCCGCTCGAGTTGTTCGTAAGCACGTTTTCCCATCCCGGTCGTGTAGGCGCCGCCCGTCCAGGGAACATCGAGGCTGATGTGATCGGGGATGGCGGGCTGCGCCCATTGTTCGTGTACGCCGTTCGGTGCAACGACGATCAAGCAGCTGATTTTGCCGTGGGCGTACAGCAACCCGGCGTGATCAATGATCATCTTCGACTTGCCCGTGCCCGGTCGGCACAACAGGGCGTGAACCGGCCGGTGCCAGTTGTCCGCGATGACCGTGGCCTGTTTGCCTAGCGGGGGCATTCTGTAGCGGTACTCCATGTCTCTGCTTTCTGGGTGTTCGGGTTCCACTTTACACCAACGCACGAGCGTGCTTGTTGCCTGAAATAGTTGTAAACCCCAATCGGACCACACTTTCGGGGATGGTTGGTGTAACCTACACGCCCGACCCCCAACCCCAGAAAGAAAGACCATGCCCGACCTCTCGGCGATATCAAACGCTGATGTGTTAGAGGCCCTGTTCGTGGGCATGCCGCCCGATCAACGGGCCGTGATGTGCTCACTGAAGGATGACCCAGGAACCGCCCCCGGCTACGCTTGGGGTGGTTATCCGTGGGCGCGTGGGACGCCGTGCGCGTTACCACCATCCCGCAACAACTACGTAGCCGTTTCAGCCTTTGGTGCTGCTGAAGACGGGAAGTATCGCCGGCGCAAAGATCAGTTTCGGGCGCTGTATGTGGTCATGGTCGATGACATCGGGACCAAGCTTGAACGTTCGGCTTTGCCGGACGCTTCAAGACTTGCGCCCTCCATGGCGGTGGAGACAAGTCCCGGCAACTATCAGGTCACGTACTTTCTTGAGCGGCCTGTGCCTGACCAGGACTATGCTGAGGACGCAATCAGGCAAATGATTCACCGCTTGACCGGGGGCGGTCTTGATCCGGGGATGGCTGGGGTCACACGGGTACTTCGCTTGCCCATTGGCATCAATGGGAAAGTGAAGTACATGCGTGACGGCCAAGTGTGGAACACGAGGTTGGTTTACTGGAGACCGGACATTAGAGCACCGTGGGAGCTACTGTGCGACCTCTTTGGTGTTGTTCGCCGCGGCCGGGTCAAGCGGGAAGCTGCTGACGGGGTACAGGTTGAACGCAAGCGGTGCTTTGACCTTGTGATGCAGGGGCTGGAGTCGCTGCGGGCGATTCGCGGGCGTGCCCGTGGCTGGTGTGATATCAGGTGCCCTTGGATACGTGACCACACTGACCGGAACGACACCGGGGCTGCGGTGGCCTATCCTGCCGACGCTAATGGGTGGTATGGCGGGTTCCGGTGCCACCACGGGCACTGCGCCGGTCACGGGTGGGGTGATCTTGAGGATTGGGTCTTTGATCAGGTAATCAAACAAGGACGGGCGATGCGATGACAACTACACCGTTTGATGGGATGGGTGAAGCGTATGACGAGCAACGGCGACACGCCCCTATAGGGGACGTGCCACCGTTGGACGCCCCCAACATAGAACGCGGCTACGAGATTCAAGGCGCCGGGATCACCGACCGAATGGTCGTACATCGACTGTACGCCCGATATGCTGACAACTTTGTTTGTGCCGATGGGACGTTGTACCTCATCAACCCCCATACCCGGCACTGGATGACCAGCAACCTTGATAAGCACTTCAAAGCCTACGCCATGGCGGCGTCGAATATGTATCACGAGGAATATGCGGGAACGGTTGCCGCCCTGGCACTTCTACAGGATGGGGCACCGGGGGCTGACGTTCGGCGAGAGCAACTAACAGCACAACGGGGTGCGGCACTCGGGATGATCAAGCTCTTGGAGAAGGGCTCTGTCATGAAGACCGTGGCGCAATTCCTTGAGGCGTTGGTGATGGCGAACAAGGCACGCACGCCGGTGACGATGGACCCGGTGCGGTCGGTGCTTTCTTGTGCGAATGGGGTTGTTGACCTCAACTCTGGAGAATTGAGGTACGCCACACCTGAAGATCGGCTTACAAGATGCACCGGCATCACTTACAAAAGTGATGCCGACACATCTTGGTGGCAAGACGTGATCCTCACCATATGCAACGGCAATGAACGCCTTGCCGAGTTCCTGCAAGTCTGGTTTGGCTACTGCGCCACCGGTGAAGTGCGTGAGCATTCAATGGTGATCCTGTACGGCGAGGGGCGCAACGGCAAGAACATCATGGTCGATGCCGTGGCGTCGGCGTTGGGTTCTTACGCGAAGGCATTACCGCACGGATCACTTGAGGCGGGCGGGGTCGGGGCTGGCGGGATGGACAACAACAAAGCGTATATGACCGCCCAGCTGCGGGGGTCACGGATGGCGTACACCGGGGAGACGGAGCAGGGGAGTGCGCTTAAAGAGTCGTGGATTAAAAGCCAACTCGGAGACGCGGTCCTGTCGGGCCGCGCTCCGCGTGGCGACTTTTTCGAGTTTGCTCCAACCCATAAGATCACCCTATCCACCAACAATAAGCCGAATATCCGCGGTGGTGAGCACGCCATCTGGAAGCGGTTGCACTTCGTAGAAATGCCTTTGATCTTCGGTGATGAGGCGGCGCTGCGTGATGGGATTGCACACAAACTGGCCAATGAGAAACTGCTTGAACAGGCCACGAGTTCACACGGTCGGGAGATTGTGCTTAAGTGGTTGGTCGATGGTGCCGTGAAGTATTACCGGCGCGGTCTGAAGCATTACGTACCGCCTGAAGTCAACGCGGCGACCTCGGCGGCCCGGGAGGAGCAGAACATCATCGGCATGTTTCTGCAAGAGTGTACGGTCCATGTCCCGGCGTCCGAAGTGGCCAAGATACAGGCCTTGGAGGGTGGCGGGGCGAACGCAAAAGCCTTCGCCAAGTTGACTAACCGGGAGCGTTTGCGGGTCGAGAAACGGTTGTTCTTTCGCATGTTTCAGCAGTGGTGCAACACCCATAGTTACCCGCCCATCAAGTCCCCTGTTACCTTCATTTCCAGGTTGAAAAACACCGATAGGTCATGGCGGGCGGAGGCTGGGGAAGACCCTAAGAGGATGCCCCGGATCGGGGATGTTTACATCTCCAGCACGAGCTTCTACCGGTACATAAAGCTGTCCGACGAGGGTTTACGCTTACAGGAAGAGGTGGTCCAAATTGATGCCAGGGTCGCCCATCGCGGGAATTACGACGATGAATGAGCAAGGGTTAACCCTTCAGTGGGTACTTACTAACCGCGGGTTTACCCAGGTCTATCGGTGTACGGTGTACGGTCTAGACCCACCCCACTCTATCCGCCATATACGGGTGTGTATATGGGAAGAATGGGGAATAGGGGGTATTTGGGTACACCGTACACCGATGCGGTTTTACCCTTGCTATGGAGTTCAGGCGGTTTCTGCCCTGTTTTCGTGGGCACGTAATTGCGCAGACCGCAAAAGAAAACCGATCCGGTGCGGTTTACGGCAGAAAGCCCCCGGTGTTACCCTCCGGCCCACGCTCAGGGTCGAACGTCATCGGCCCCGCAACTTGAGGCGGTGTCCCCGATGTCCAAACGCAAGGCAGAAGTCCCGAGCCGGGAGCCCGGTGCGCCGTCGCTCTACGATCCGGCGATTTGCGCGCTTGTCACCGACTACTGCCTGCTTGGCGCCAAGAATGAGGAAATCTCCCGGCTGCTGTCCATCAGCGAAGCGACGTTTGCGGACTGGTTCCGCGACAAGCCCGACTTCAGGGAGGCGGTCCAGGCCGGTCGGGCGGTGGCTGACGCCGCGGTGGCAAAAAGCCTGTACCACCGTGCCAAGGGCTACAGCTGCCCGAAGACAGTCGTCCACGTCATTGGCGGGCAGATCGTGCGCACGGAAATCATCGAGCACTACCCGCCCGACACGGCTGCGGCATTCATCTGGCTCCAGAATCGGCGCAGGGACGATTGGAAGCAGCGTCAGGCCGATGGTGCGGAAGCGCAACCCGATGAGATTGCGGCACTGGCGCAGGATGCCATACGCCGCGCCATGGCGACGACCGAAGGCTAGCCGGTGTCACTCGCAGCCCCGGACATCGCCGACCTTGCGCCAGTCAAGGCGAGGCAGCGCCTGTACCCGCTGCGTCAGCACGACGAACAGGATCGACTGCGGTACTCACCCAAGCGGTTTGCGGTGGTTCCTGCTGGGCGACGTTCGGGGAAGACCGAGCTAGCGAAGCGCAAGATCATCGTTTCGGCGTTGAATTCGTTCGGCTGGTCTGACGCCCGCTTTTTTGCTGCTGCGCCGACCAGGGATCAGGCAAAAACGATTTACTGGAACGACCTGAAGGCAATGCTGCCGAAGCGGCTCGTTGCGGACAAATCAGAGTCTGAGTTGAAGATCAGGTTGCGTAATGGACCTGAAATCTGCATTGTTGGGATGGATCGGCCGGAGCGCATGGAGGGTGCCCCGTGGAACGGCGGTGTGCTGGATGAATTTGCGAACATGAAGCCTGGCGCGTGGGGCGAGAACGTGCGCCCGGCGTTGTCCGACCGCAAGGGCTGGTGCTGGTTGATCGGCGTGCCTGAAGGCCGCAATCATTACTACGATCTCTGGAAGTACGCGCGTAGCGGCACCGACCCGGACTGGGACGGGTTCACATGGCCAAGTGCTGACATCCTTGATCCTGCTGAAGTCGAGGCCGCGCGCCGCCAGCTTGACCCGTTGGTGTTCGAGCAGGAATATGAGGCCAGCTTTGTCAACTTTGAAGGCCGCACGTATTACCCGTTTCTGGAGCATACGCACGCCGTCAAGTCGCTGACGTACAACCGCAGCGCCGCACTTCACTTGTGCTTCGACTTCAACGTTGACCCCGGCGTGTGCGCCATCATCCAGGAACAGAATCTGCCGGGCCAGTACGAACGCGACGCCCGTGGATTGCTGAACGTGCAGCGCCCGCTGATCGGGTCGGCGGTCATCGGCGAGGTCTACATCCCTCGCAACTCCAACACGCCCGCAGTGTGCCGCAAGATCATCCAGGATTGGGGTGATCACCTCGGCCCTGTTCGTTGCTACGGTGACGCAACGGGAGGGGCACGTGGCACAGCCAAGGTCGCCGGCAGCGATTGGGCACTCATCAAGGCGGCTTTGAAGCCGCATTTTCATGACCGCTTCTCCATTCGTGTGCCACGGGCCAACCCCGCAGAACGTGCCCGCATCAACGCCGTCAATACCCGATTGCTGACCGGCGACGGGTCGGTTCACCTGATGGTGGACCCCGCAAAGGCGCCGCACGTGGTCAAGGATTTCGAGGGCGTTCGCAACCTGAAGGGCGGCAGCGGCGAAATCGACAAGAAAGCCACACCAGAGCTGACGCACATCAGTGACGCCATTGGCTACTACATCGAACGCGAGTTTCCAGTGGTGAAACGCACAGGCACAATCGAGGACTTGATCGTATGAGCACAGTTGCCGACAAGTCCGCAGCCGTCAAGGCGATGTGCCAGGATTGGGACTTGGCCGAAGCGCTGCTCGGCGGAACTAAGACCATGCGCCTTGCGGCAGAGTTGTATTTGCCGAAGTGGCCGAAGGAAACGCAAGAGGCTTACAACATCCGCTTGTCGGTGGCGGTTCTGTTCCCGGCGTATCTGCGCACGGTCGGCACACTGGCCGCCAAACCGTTCAGCAAGCCGCTGACGGTGAACAAGGATGTGCCTGCCTCAATTCAGACTTGGCTGAAGGACATCGACCTTCAGGGGCGGGATGTCAACGCGTTCAGCTCTGATGTGCTTGAGAAGGCACTAGGCTACGGCCTGGCAGGCATCCTCATTGAATACCCGGTGAAGGGCGCGGCCGTGCGCACGCAGGCGCAGGAACAGGCGGCCGGCCTCCGACCCTATTGGGTCGAAATCAATGCCAAGCAGCTGTTGGGCTGGCGTGCTGAGCGTGTTGGTGGCGTCTGGCAAGTCATGCAGCTGCGCTTCATGGAATGTGTGGAGGAGGCTGATGGTCCTTATGGATCGAAGACGGTCGATCAGGTGCGCGTGCTGGAGCCGGGGAAGTGGGAGATTCACCGCAAGGGTGACAAGGGCGATTGGGTGCTCCACGATCAAGGCATCACCACACTCAAGCAGGTGCCGTTTGTCCCGATCTATGCCGGGCGCTACGGGTACATGGTCGCTCGGCCTCCACTGCTTGAGGTGGCGCACCTGAACGTGGCCCATTGGCAGTGCGCCAGTGACCAGCAAACCATTCTCCACGTCGCCCGTGTTCCGATCCTGTGCGCTACGGGCGTCGAGGACGACAAATTCAGCCTCGAAATCGGTGCCGGTGCGGCAGTCAAGTTGCCAGAAGGCGCAGATTTGAAGTTTGTCGAGCATTCGGGTGCGGCCATTGGCGCCGGTGTCGTGGAACTTGACAAGCTGGAAGAGCGGATGCGCCAAGCCGGTGCCGAATTGTTGGTGCTGGCGCCTGGGAGGATCACGGCGACGCAAGTCATGACCGAAAATGCGGTCGGCCTGTCCCTACTCCAGCGAATCACACTAACATTCCAGGACGCGCTGAATCAGTGTTTGGCGATCACCGCCAAATGGGTCGGTGAAGCGAACGGCGGCACGGTCACCCTGTTCAACGACTACGGCGTGGCGACACTTCAAGAGGCCAGTGCGCAACTCCTGCTCGAAACCAACCGTGCCGGTAAGTTGTCCGACGAAACGCTGCACAGTGAGTTCCAACGCCGCGGAATCCTGGCCGCAGAGGTGTCATGGGAGGTCGAGAAAGATCGACTTGAGGTTCAGGGCCCAGACCTTGCGACGATGGTACCGCAGCAAGGCGGTTTGCCGGCTCGTGGGGCGCCGCAAATCGCTGGCACGCCCACTGACCCTGCCCAGCCTCCGGCGACGCCCCCAGCGCCCGCATTTCCGGTTGCCCTGGCACCGTCGCCGTCGCCGTTCACACCCATTACGCCGATTGCGCCGCAACCCGGATCACCGGTTGACGATCCCGCCCCGGCGTTCGACGTTGAAGCCTTTGCCGCCGCCATGTCAGCCGCGCTCAGCCAGTTGGTTATTCCTGCACCAATCGTGAACGTCGCCGCACCAACGATGCCCGATGTCGTGGTGAACGTGGCCCCGGCAGCTGTTACCGTCAACGTTCCCGAGCAGCCCCCGGCGCAAGTCACGGTCCACACCGCCCCGATCACGGTCGAGGGTGCGCAGATCACGGTCGAGGGCGCATTGCCCGCTGCCGCCCCGGTCGTGAACGTGGCCCCGGCCGCGATCACCGTCAACACCCCTCCCGTCTCCGTCACCATTGAGAAGGGGCCGACTGGCGCCAATTTCATCGAAAACGACGATGGGGACATCACCGGAATCAAACTCAACTGAAAGGACGAAAGATGAACAACTCTCAAATCGAAAGCACACTGACCCGGATTGACGCTGCTGTCGTCAAGATCGGCGTTCAACAGGATGGCCTCATCGCAAAAGCCGCATCGCAGGACGCCAAGATCGCATCGCAGGATTCACGAATCACCGTGCTGGAGGGGCAAGTACTGAGCGCCAACGCGACCTCGCCGGAGAATGACGCGCTTTTGATGGCCTTGGTCGCGAAGGTCGAGTCCATCGCCGCGAAAGTGCCGCCCGCGGCCTGAACGTGGATAAGGTCGCATTCTGGGAGGGGTGCTTGAGGGCGATGGTCGCCCTTGAAGACATTGACCGTGATCGCGACTTGTTGCTGGCGAAGCTCGGGGCTGGCGAAGCGTTCACGTGGATCGGCCCGGACGTGATTGCGACTTCTCCAGGATCGGCGGTCACGCTGGCCACCGGCTTGCCTGCTGGGGCCTTGTGCTCCGCGACTCCAACACTGCTGCCTGGGCAGGCGCTGCAGGTCAGTGGAACCACGCTACAACTGGTCAGCGGCTCAACAACGCCTCTTGTGGACGGGTCCACGCCAGGCAGTTACCTCGACACCGTCAGCGCCCGCGACATCGTCATTGAGGTAATGGATTCGGTGGTGTCGCCGATGATTCGGCGCGTCACGGCTGGCCGGTATAAGGAATACCCATCAGACGGCGATTATTCACACTACGCCTACCCCGGACGCTGGAACACGCTATTGCGTGAAGCCATAGCGGGCGATGAGTTTGAAGTAGCGCCCGGTTGCATTCATGCCATCGCGCAAGACTTCCAGAATCAGACGATGAACAGCGTCAATGATGGCGGACTGTTGACGATTGACACACCCATAGGGGCCATTCGCAACATGCCAGGGCGAGGTCGGTGGTCGCTTTACCCAGGAACTGAAGTCAACACCGATGTAACCCGCAGCGCCAGCGGTATTCTGCTGATTGAGCCAGAAATTATTGGTGGTCGGGCCAATTTGACTATCGAAGGGTTCGAGTTCGATAACTGGTCACAAAGCGGGTTCGGCGTGCGGGTCAGGGAGAACTACACCTCTACCAGTTCATGGACGGACTATCACCAGAGTCTGACGCTGCGCAATTTCAAGATCGGCAAGGCCCCTTGGTATCGGTCGGCCAGCGGCCTGAGCGGCAAGGTCGAGACTTGGAATGTCGAGAACGGGCACGTCTACGACACCGGCGCCGTCTACAGCGGTGGATCGTCGGGCCACAACGCCTACATCGAGGGGCGCGTGTTGAATATGTTCGGCATGCTCATGGAGCGCACACGCAGGCGCACCCCTGACGGCACCAAGAAAATAGACGGGCACATTCTGAAGTTGACCTTCAATCACATGCTCGTCGAGGGCAACGCGATAGTAGGCACGCCAGCAGCCGACAACACCTGCAACATCCAGTGCAAGGGCGGCGGCAATCTAGTCGTTCGCGGCAACCTGATCATCCACCCGCCGAAATATTACGATGTGGATTCCGGCCCAAATCAGGGCAGCGGGTTAATTAGGTATGTGCGGGAAACGCCAGGGGTAAACGATGGCGGTTGGAAATATGGGCTTGCTGGCCACTCTCTGCTGGTGGAGAAAAACCTTTTCATCAGCCACTACCCGTATGAGGCCGGCAATAACGAAGAGCCGCTGGTGAGCTTCATTCAAGAGGGGCACCCCTTGGATGCCGATACACACCCGGTGCTGGGCATGACTTCCTGCGTCATCCGCGACAACATCGGTATGGCGCAGTACCCGTCCGCTGGGTGGGTCCGCACCCCACCAGCAGTGTTCGGCGGCGGGACGTGGGCGAGCAACGGAAATATCGTGCTGCCCTATGACGCGAACGAAGCGGCGTTTGAAGATCGTTTGCTGCGCCACTACACCACGGCCACGAAATACGGCGACGCTGTGGGCGGTTCAATCGCCACCAAGCGATTTGTCTGGCCGCACGGCCACATGAGCCGCACAGACGCCTTGCGAGGTCTCGGGTGACGCAGCACACACGCACGATCACGCGCCAAGTCGTTCGCGCGCCTGCTGCTGCCCTGCCGGCGTGGCTGAGTGCGGTTCCTTTGCATACGTGGCATATCGTGCCGAACTCGTCACTCGCTACGTACAAGCACCCCAGCGGGGAGGTCTGCCACGAAGGGATTCTGGAGTATTCGGGATTCCACATAAAGCCCGGCACAAGCGTTGCCGTATTTCATGGTGGCGGGCACACAAGTTCTTCAGACAATTCGCTCATCGGCATTGATCTGGCGGCAGACGTGCCCAACCTGTTCACCATTGTCGAGCCTACCCCGACACCACAAAGAACCGTGGGCGCCGGAGAAGCGATTATGTGGTGGGGCACCCCGCCAAATCAAAAGCCAAACAGCCCGCATTCATACGACACTGGCCTTTTCTCGGTAGCGTTGAATCGCCATATATGGTTTGGGCATCCTTCGCCGTGGCCGTATGGCGGCGGATTATCGGGGCCGGAAGATGATCGCTTGTTCTCGGTGAACGCCGCGACAGGTGCGTGGGATCAACCCGGTGCAGACCTGGGGGCGTTACCCGTTGGAGGTAGGGGCAGGGGATGCACGCAAGATGCAGCCGGCAACCTCTACGTCAATGGCAATGCGGGAAAGATCTTCAAGTACACACCCGGTAGTGGGTTTGGATCGACGCACTTCGCATATGACCCCGGCATGACTAATGACGGATACGACATTCTTTGCTATGACTCACTCCGAAACAGAATCATCAGCGTCGGGGACCGTGCCACAGCTAATAAGTGGTGGACGATTTCTTGCGCCACAGGGGCAACCGCTAACGTAACGTCATTGCTAAACGGCAACAACACAGTTCTGGCGAATTTGGATGCGGCCATCGTCTACACGCTGCCGGCCAGCCTTACCTACGACTCGGTGAACGACTGCTATTCAATTTCGCGAGGCAATGGACCGGGATATTTCAATATCAACCCGACAACTTGGGCAGTTACCTATATGTCGCCTTCGACAACTTCAGGAACCCTTCCCGGTTCCGTTTATGCGGAGATGGACGGCCGGTTCAAGTACGTGCCGGCGCTGAAGGGCATTTTGTGCGTGCCCAACACGGCATTCGGTGGCGCGGGCGAAAAGCGGATGTGGTTCATTCGGACGGCGGCATGAAATGACTCAGTACACACGCACCATCACGCGCCAAGTCGTTGGTGCGTCTGCATCGCTTCCTGCATGGCTGAGTGGAGTTCCCCTGAATACGTGGACGCCGGTTCCTAATTCCAAGCTTCAAGAGTTTGTGCATCCTGATGGGGTTCCGTGTGCTGCCTCCCTGATTTACTCGGGCATGCACATAAAAACAGGCACAAGCATTTTTGCATTCCGCGGCGGCGGGCACTTCGGCGGCTCAGACAACAGCGTCGTGGGCATTGACCTTGCAGCAGACGTGCCGAGGTTTTTCGACATTTCTGAGCCTAGCCCGTTGGTAGAAAGACTGAACACACACCCGGCCACGTTGTGGTGGGGCACTCCACCGAATCAAAAACCAAACACCGCTCACACCTATGACAGCGCGCTTTTCTCTGCCGCGTTGAATAGCCATATCTGGTTTGGACTGTCGTCTCCGCATGCGGAGGGCGCAAGCCAGGCGGGTAGCCATTACATTTTCTCTCTGAACGCCGCAACTGGTAAATGGGTTCAACCAGGATCGCAGATAGCTTTGCCGGATCAAAACTGCGGCAAGGCGTGCGCGCAAGATACGGCGGGGAATATGTATATCATTGGCGTAGACATGATATACAAATACACCCTAGGCGTAGGGTGGTCACAGCTAGTGCGTAACCCGGCGCTGGCCCATGACGGCTTCAGTCAATTGGTGTATGACTCGCTCAGAAACAGACTGATCAGGATCGGTGACAGCGCCACCGCTACAAAGTGGTGGACGATTGATTGCGTCACCGGGGAACTCAATAATGTATCGTCACAGTTGAATGGTGACAGCACAGTTCTGGCGAATCTGGATGCCGCAGTGGTATATACGTTGATGATCGGCGCGACCTATGATCCGTTGAACGACCGTTATTCAATGTCTAGAGGCACTGGCGGCGGGTATTTCAACATCAACCCGACAACGTGGGCAGTGACCTATACGGAGCCCCCGACAACGTCCGGCGTCGTTGCTCCGGCGCATTATGGCGAGGTAGACGGTCGATTCAAGTATGTGCCGGCGCTGCGTGGGATTTTGCTGGCACCTAATAGCGGCTGGCCAAACTTCCCAAGTATGTGGTTCATTCGGACGGCATAAAGCAGTTTACGCAACTCGAAGGAGATATTATTTTGAGCCTATCACCCGCCCAACTACAAACACTGAAGGCCGCAATCGCTGCCGAAACGGACCCCGCCTTCGTCGGCTACCGCACGAACGGTCAGACCACGCTGATGGCGAGCTTCTACAACACGGCGCATCCATCGTTTGTGGTCTTCAAGTCCAGCGAGACGGTGGCCAATGTTGGGCTGGCCGTGAACTACGTTGCTTTCGAGGCATTGACCACGGCGAACCTCGAAAAGATCAACACGTTCACCCGTCTCAATATGGTCGCGTTCGATCCGTCGAAGTCCGACATTCGCAGCTTCTGGGCAAACGTCTTCAGTGGTGCCCTCGGCGGCTTTGGCCAGGCAACGCGCGATGCCTTCGACGCTCTGTGGCGCCGCTTCGCAACGCGCGGCGAACGTCTCTACGCCACTGGCACGGGCACGACCGTGGCGCCTGGGGTGCTGGTGTTTCAAGGCGCCATAACCGACACCGACATCAGCCAGGCCATCAACCTGCCGTAACGCATCATGACTACGCTCAAACTATCAGGCTATTTGGCGTCGGCCGTTGCTGTCGTCTTCAGTGGCACACAGCAGCTGACATCGTTGACGGATAACGAATGGACGAATCTGTCGGATGAGATCGACAACTCTACCAACAAATACGCCTTCGCCGACTTGGACCTGATTCTTGGGTCTGCTGCGTTTACTGGAACTGACGCAGGCATCGAGGTCTACATCATCCCCACTGTGGACGGCAGCACGTACCCAGATTGGACCGGCAACACGACCAGCGACGCGCCTGAGCAGGGTCACTACTTCGTGGCCTTCTTGCCGTTGACGGCATCGACCGCCGCGCGGCGTGTCGTGTCGAGTAGTCAGGCTGCGATTGAGCTGCCCAGCGGCAAGTTCAAGTTTGGTGTGCGCTCGCGCGCCAATGTGACGCTGGCAAGCAGCGGTAACACGCTGTACTACCGGCCGCATAGCTATGACGCAGTTTAGGCGTCCGTGGACGCGCCAGCCGCCCCGGCTGTGCCCGGCTCCAGGATGGGACATCGCATGGCTCGGCAGCGACCCAACCGCGCAGGGGTGGGTGCGTTCGGAATCCCCAACCACTCGCGCCGACCCGCACGGGACCAGTTCTCAATTCACCGGCTCGACATCGCAAGCCTACTCGCGTGGCGGGGTCCCCACCGCGGCAAAAACTGAGATAACCTTTCTTGCCGTCCTCAACTGGAACGGTGACACCAGCGGCACCAACGGCGTAATAGCGACATCCAGCATCAACAGCGGATTCATTTTCTACATAAGCAACGGAATAACGCAGTTGACGAAGGGCGGGATCGCCAATCTGCTTGGCTACCAAACGCTCACTGCCGGCATCCCCTATGTTTTGCTGGTGACGCACAGCCAAGTAACCGGGCTTGTGCGGTATTACACAAAGCCCATTTGGTACGGTGCGCCTGTAGTGTCTGGCGCTGGTTGGGACGATTCCAGCGCGAGCACTGGTGGCGACGGCATCGGGATGGTTGGGCATTTCCGCCCTGTCGATTTGGTGCGCTCGTTCGGTGGGTCGATCTACATGGCCGCTGCCGCGTTCCGGTACACGGAGCCGACCGACGCCATGCGGCTCCTCTACAACCCGTGGCAGATTTTCGAACCACGCACGATCATGGTTCCAGACGCTGCTGCTGGCGCCGCATTCAAAGCCGCTTGGGCGCGTCAGCGCAGTTCAGTAATCGGAGCCGGTCGCCGGTAAACCACCATGTACCCAAAAAACGCAGCCAGCCCGGAACGCATCGCCATCGGGGCTGTCGTCCAGATCAGCGACGGCGCCGTCCAGACCTCGGGCGTCAGTATTTCCGTCAAACCACAAGGCAACGCCGCGAGTGCGGGCGGCGGCACGACAACCTATGAACAGGGCATCGTCGAATACGTACCGACGCAGGCCGAAACCAACTACACGAGCTTCACGGTCATCGCGTACAAGACCGGCTGCATTCCCGTTTCGCAGACGATCATCACCAGTTCAAGCTCGGTGGCCGGAACGGTGATGCTGGCGAACCTGGCCCAGACGATCCTCTCGCTGGCGATCACGGATGGCCTCGCTGTCTCGCGCAGCACCTCCAACACCTCGGCCATCACGGCGACGGGCAACGGCACCGGGCACGGCATCAGCGCTGTCTCTGGCAGCGGCGCGACGGGTAACGGCATCAACGCCTCTGCCGCGTCTACGAATGGCAACGGCATCAGCGCCGCAGGCTCCGGCACTGGGGCAGGCGAATTGATGACGGGCGGCGCGACAGGCAACGGGCTGAAGGTGGTCGGCGGCGGAACCTCGGGCGACGGTGTGGCGATCACGGCCACCTCTGGCCACGGCATCAACACGGCCGGCACCGGCACCACGAAACACGGCGTCCACGCAGCGGGCGGCGCCACGACAAGCCACGGCATCAACGCGGTCGGCGGCGGCGTCGGGCACGGCATCCTTGCCACCTCGGGCGGTGGTTCTACAGGCGACGGCATCAAGGCGGTCGCAGCGAGCACGAACGGCAACGGGTTGAACGTTGCCGGAGTTGGTACAGGAGCAGGCACGTTGACCACTGGCGGCGCAACGGGCATCGGCCTGTCGGCGGTGGGTGGCGCAACGTCTGGCGATGGCATCAAGTCGGTGACCACATCGGGCCACGGCCTGAACCTCGCGCCAGTCGGTACGAACATGCACGGCCTGCTGGCGACGGGCGGCAACGGCGGCACCAGCGACGGCATCAAGGCCGCGGCCGGCACGGGTGGTGTCGATCTCCGCGCGGCGATCACCGGCAACATCACGGGCAACCTCTCTGGAAGTGTCGGCAGCTTGACCGGCCATACGGTTCAGACCGGCGACGCCTACGCCCGGCTCGGCGCTCCTGCTGGCGCCTCGGTGTCGGCGGATATCGCAGCGGTGAAGACGCAAACGGCGGCCATCGAGGTGGACACCGGCACCGACCTCCCGGCGACCCTCGTGACTATCGGCGGCTACATCGACACCGAAGTGGCTGCGATCTACAGCCGCATCGGCGCCCCGGTCGGCGCGTCTATTTCGGCGGACATCGCAGCGGTTAAGGCGGAGACGGCGACCGTCCTGTCAGATACGAACGATATTCAAACGCGCCTCCCGGCCGCACTTGTCTCGGGCCGCATGGATTCGAGCGTTGGAGCGATGGCTGCTGATGTGGTGACCGCAGCCGCGATTGCCGCTGGCGCGATTGACCGGGCAACCTTCGCCGACGACACTGGGCTGAAGTCGATCCGCAGCAACACGGCGCAGGCCGGCGCTTCGACCTCGATCACGCTCGATGCTTCGGCATCGTCTGTCACAGACTTCTACAAGAATGCGTTGATCGTTCTTACGGGCGGCACAGGCGCAGGGCAGGGGCGTTATTGCACGGCGTACAACGGCACCACGAAGGTCGCCACCGTCTCGGCATGGGCCACGAACCCGGACAACACCTCAACCTTTGCAGTCATCGCAGCCGACGCCATCGTGGGCGCCACCGCTCCAACCGCCGCGCAGGTGGCTGACGAAGTGCAGACCCGGACGATTGCCGCCGTGACGCTGGTGAACGGTCTTGCGGCCAACACCGTTAACGCTTCGGCACTCGCTTCGGATGCGGTCACAGAGATTCAATCTGGCCTCGCCACTGCCGCAAACCTCGCCACGGTGGCCGGCTACATCGACACCGAAGTTGCCGCGATTCTTGTTGACACCGCTGCGATCAAGGCCAAGACCGACAACCTCCCATCCGACCCAGCGGACGCGAGCGACGTTGCCGGTGCGTTCACCACGGTCAACACGAAGCTCGATACGATTGATGACTTCTTGGACACCGAAGTTGCCGCAATCAAGGCCAAGACCGACAACCTGCCGAGTGATCCCGCTGACGCTTCAGTGGTCGCTGGACTTATTGCCGCGGTGGAGACGAAGGTGGACGATCTGCCGACGAATGCGGAACTCGCAACGGCTTTGGGCACGGCGGATGATGCGGTGCTTGCGGCCATCGCCGACAAGACCGGCTACCGGCTGTCGAGCACAGGGGTCAACGATATTCTCCGCACCGCGCTCACCGAAGGCTACGCCGCAGACGGCGCAACGTTCACGCTGGAACAGGCCCTGTATATGCTCTGGGCGCTGGCCGCGGAGCGGGCGATTGTGTCCACTACGCTGACGGCGCGGAAGCTCGATGGCTCCACTTCTGCGATGACGTTCACGTTGGACGACGATGTCGCGCCGACAACGCAAACTCGGGCAAGCTAAATGGCTCGCTTAGTCGTTCACGGCCTTGGTGGCACGGTCGCCGACCTCCTCCGCTTCGGATTCGGGGCAGGGGAGTTCAGCGCCGATCCGGCAGCGGTTTGGAATTACCTGCTGCCCAATGGCGTCACCACCGGCAACGCGCTGATGGCCGTTTACAACTGGGTGAACGAATTGCACCGGATTCACGGCCTGAATGCGACTGTGCCGCTAGTGGTGACAGAGACGAACCGCGGCGCGGGCGTGGCCATCCAGCAAACCCTTGTCGATGACGGCAACGGGAACATAACCGTCACGAGGCAATAGCATGGGATGGCTCGATGAATTATTGGGCCCCTCCAAGGCCGATAAGCAATACGCACAACTCCGTGCGGACAGTGCGCAAATTCGCGCGGATATCTCTGACTTGAAAGGTCAAATCATGGCAACGAACGAACAAACGGCAGCGGACCTCCGGGCGCTGAACGAGCAACTGCTGAAGGTGCGCGCGGAGCAAACCGGACGCTTCGAGGAGCAGAAGGCGAAGATTCAGGCGCTACAGGACGCTCTGGACAACCTGCCGGGCGGCACCTCGCCGGAGGTTGATGAAGCGATGGCAGCGGTGAAGGGCACCGTCCAGGGCTTCGATGACGAAATCACTGACACCCCGCCCGACGCTTGACAACCACGGGGCCACGGCCCCGGCAACCGGAGACTCATCATGGGCCTCGTTGAACTGATTATCTTGATCGTGCTTATCGGCGTGGGGCTTTGGGCACTGAACAAGTATGTCCCGATGGACCCCAAGATCAAGGGCATCTTGAATGTCGTCGTGGTCGTGGTGCTTGTCCTGTTCATCCTTTCGCTGTTCGTGCCGGGGCTGACAAACATTCGAGTCGGCAGGTAGCGTGCTCAGTCCGCGCGCCATCGCCGTGCAGGGAATCGGCTACACGCCCCGACTTGTGGCCGTTCAGGGCTTGTGGCCGTTCAGTGCCGGGGACACCGACACGGGCGGTGGGGGCCGGTGGCGGGGCCGTACACGGCGTGCGCGCGGGTTTGGGTTCCGGCCGGAGGAGGTCACCACCCGGAAAGCGGCCAAGAAAGCGGCCGTATCGGTCATCCAGGCACTGCGACGCAACGAACCGCTGGAGTTCACCACGGACGCCGAGCGTGCCTGGCTCGATATGATGGCGCGTGTGGCGCCTGAAATCCGGTCCCCTCACATTCCCCTGCCCGGCGACGAAAAACGTGCCAAACGGTCTAAAAACCGCCTTCGTGCCATCCTCCTGCTTTGCTTCTTGCTGCTGCAATGACCAATCAGGACATCATCGACACCACTATCGGCCATCAAGTCGATTTGGAGTTCTACGCCAACGGCGTAGTTCAGGAAAGCGTGGGCCAGTTGAACGCCGCCGATCAAGCCATCCTTGCCATGATCGCGGCGTGGTTGCTCAGCCTGACACAGAAACCAACACCGGCGCAAGTTGACTCGGCCCTGGCCCCGGTCTTGGACGCCAACCAAGTCACGTATCTGGCCATTGAGCAGGGCCTGAACGCCGAGCTTCTAGGCGCCGTTGACGCTGAAGCGGAGTTTCAGAATGAACTGTTGGAGGCTGCTGAACTTGACCCGGTTAGCGTTGGCACTACCGGCCTGTTCCTGGCCATGCTTGCCGTTCCGATGATGGGGCAGACGTTCTCGCAGACGATGGATAGTCTGGCGCTCACCAGGGCAACAGGTATCAGTAAGGCGGTTCAGGCCGGGATAAACGCCAACGAACCAGTCAGCACCATTCTGAACGCCGTAAAGGATGCGATGGAAGTATCGCGCCGCAATATGGAAACTGTTGTGCGTACAGTTGTCACGCACGCTGTCGAATTCGTGGCGGCTGCGATGTACGCTCTGATTCCATCACCGAAGATTTTTTCGATCATGTGGCTGTCGGTACTGGATAGCCGGACCACTGAGCTGTGCAAGGTACGCAACGGCAAAAGATACACCCCCGACACACATGCGCCCATCGGGCACAGTCACTCATGGGGTGCCGGCCCGGGTATGTTGCATTACAACTGCCGGTCATCGTCGGCGCCGTTGTTCTTTTCCGGTGTCCCGAAGCAACAGAGTTATGACGACTGGCTGCGCAAGCAGTCCGTTCAAACGCAGAATGAAATACTCGGGTTGAAGCGTGCGCAAGAATATCGTGACGACACGACCATCGTTGCCGATACCTTTGTAAACAACAAAGGCAAGACCTTGACGCTTGAGCAATTGCGCGCCCGCACTATTTTGTTAAAAAGCACGTAAATATCCCCACACTATCGTTTACCCTGAAGGGTTTTGTACCTAAAATCCGCACTAAATTACCTGCCTAATTCTTGGATGAGGGTTAGGTGTCCCGGGCTGGATGGCCCCCGCGCCGATTGGTGGATGCCAAGCGGTTAACACGTTGACCCCACACATGAAACTGAAATTGACCGCCGATGGCTCTGCCGCCGTGATTCAGGACGGCAAACCTGTTTATGTGCATGATGACGGCAAGGATATTGCCTTTGACGCTGTCGGTACTGTGGCGACCATCACCCGGCTCAACGCCGAGGCGAAAGGTCACCGTGAACGGGCCGAAGCGGCGGAGGCGAAAGCCCGGCTGTATGACGGCATCGAAGACCCAGCCGCCGCGAAAAAGGCGCTGGACTTGGTTGCCAACCTTGATCAGAAAAAGCTGGTGGATGCCGGCGAACGTGACAAGGCAATCGCACAGGCTATCAAGGCGGTCGAGGACAAGTTTGCACCAGTCGTGAAAGAAGCCGATACGCTGAAGACCCAGCTACACACCTTCATGGTGGGCGGCGCGTTCCAGCGGTCGAAGTTCATCGCAGAAAAGTTCGCCACTGAAGGACCGGCCGGCGTGGAAATCGCGCAGGCACTGTTTGGCAGGGCGTTCAAGGTCGAAGACGGCAAGGTGTTGGCATATGACGCAAACGGCGGCAAGGTCTATTCCCGGAGCAAGCCGGGTGAACTTGCCGACCCTGACGAAGCCATCGAGCTGTTGGTGGAAGCGCACCCTTACAAGGCGCATCTGCTCAAGGGCACGGGAGCGTCAGGCGGGGGTGCGTTGCCAGGCGGTGGGGGTGGCGGCGGAGCACTGAAGGGCAAGCTGGATGGCTCGCCTACGGAGCGGACTGAGTATTTCGCAAGCAAGTTTCCGGCCCTGAAATCGTAACCCATGCCCTAAACCATCCGGGCGAAAAGGAAAGCAAATGGCACTGTCTGACATGAAGGTCTTCAACGAATACGTTCGTGAAGCAACCATCGAAACCGTCGCCCAGATGATCGACAAGTTCAACGGCGCATCGGCTGGCGCAATCCAGCTGTCCGCTCAAGGCTTCGACGGCGATTATATGATGCGTTCGTCGTTCTCCAGCCTGCACGCAGCGCAGCGCCGGGTGGATCGCTACGCCACGAACACCTCCGCCGCTTCGACGGCGCTGGCCCAAATCCAGCACAACACCGTCAAGGTGGCAGGTGGATTCGGACCGATTGCGTGGGAACCGGCGCAGCTGCGTTGGGTCGGGGACAACCCCGCCGCCGCGGTCGAGGTCATCAGCCGGAACATGGCCGAAGCCATCATGAAGGACATGCTGAACTCGGCGATTGCGGCGGCTGTCGCGGCCATCGAGAATGTGGGTGCCACCGCCTACTATGACACTGGCACCGGCCCGATCACGTTGGCGGACATCAACTCCGCGCACGCGAAGTTCGGTGACATGAGTCAGCTGCTTGTGTGTGATGTCATGGACGGCACCACGTATCACGCGTTGATCGGTCTGAACCTGGCGAACGCCGCGACCCTGTTCCAAGCGGGCAACGTGACGGTGGTTTCTATCCTCGGCAAAACCGTGGTGGTGACCGACGCACCGGCGCTACGCGAGACTGGTACCGGCGCCGACCAGAAAGTGCTGTCTCTGGCCAGTGGCGGTGTGATCGTCCACGATGCGAGTGACTTGGTCACGAACATCGAGACCAACAACGGCTCACAGCGCATCTCCACGACCATGCAGGCGGACTACACGTTCGGGCTGGGCCTGAAGGGCTACGCGTGGGACACCACGAACGGCGGCAAGTCTCCGACCGATGCCGAGATTGCCACCGGCTCGAATTGGGACAAGATCGCCACGAGCCTGAAGCACACGGCAGGCGTGCTGACTCTGGCGAACATCTAACCGGACGGCCCCCACAAGGGGCTGCACGATGATGGATGCATTGGTAGTCAGCGAGCGGGAAAAGTACCGCGCCGTCTGGGGTGACACGCAGTATCGCGTGATATCCCCGGGCGCGCGGCACTTGGACTCCGCCGTTGCGTGGATGGCGCCGGAACCCGGTGCCAGTTTCACCGACTGGGGCTGCGGCACCGGCCGCGCGGCAGACATGTTGTTTGCGATGGGCCACACGGTCCGCCTCGTGGACCATGCTGGCAACGCCTACGTTGGCGCACTCCCGTTCGTCGAAGCCTGTTTGTGGGATTTGCCCTCGGACCTACCACCAACGCAGTATGGGTTTTGCGCCGATGTCATGGAACATATCCCGACCACCCATGTCGATGACGTTCTCGCAGCGATTGCGCTGCGTACCGTGAAAAAGTGTTATTTTCAGATCGCGCTTTTTCACGATACGCATTTCACAAAGAACGGCCCGCTACACCTCACTGTGCGCCTGGCCGAATGGTGGATGGAAACGATTGAACAGCACTTTGCTAAGGCGGAGTATCGGAAAGTGAAGTTGAAGCACCTCTTGGTTGTTGCACACAAATGATCGCGCTGAAAGCATTCGGAGAATTGGTCATGCGCCACAAGGGCGCCAGCATCTGCGTGATGGGTGGAGGGGCGAATCTCGCCCGCGACATCGACGGGTTGAAAGCCGATGTTTGGATCAGCACAAATGCCCATGGCGCGAAGCTGCGGAGTGTTGACTACGTCGTAGCGATGGATAACCTGCACACGGTCACCAAGGAACAAATGGAGGGGCTGATTCGCCCCCACACCGATGCACCGATCATCGGCCCGTGGCACTGGTGCGACTACGGTGTCACGAACTACCCACTAGCGCCGCGGCTCATCTTTTCAGGCGTGATCGCCCAATGGGTCGCATGCATGCTTGGGGCGCACCCGCTCATCATGGCCGGCTTCGATTGCTACGGGTACGGTAGGGACAGCACCTTGCCGGAGGGGCGCCGGTCGCTGAACCAGCACAAGGACATCGTGCCGCACCTGTCGTGTGCCGTTCGTGTGGTCAGTGGCCCGCTGACTGCGTTGTGGCCCGCCTACGATCCTGCCGAAACGTTTGGCGCCTACACCCCGCCCGGCCTGTTGGCGATGACCGCCGCTGATGAGCATGGCGTGTTCGTCAAGGTCATCAAACCAATCGAGATTCGTGGCAGGCAGTACCCGATTGGCACCACGCTGCACGCCCCGCACGCCGAAGTGTGGCGACAGATCAAGCACCGCTCGCTGATGGAAGTTCCAGCCCCCAAACCCGCACCAATCAAGAGGAGTGCAAAATGGCAACAGCCAAATATGTCTACGTGAAGGTTATGAAGCCGGTCGAAGTCTCGGGCGTGCTTCATGTTGTCGGCTCCGTCTTTCGCGCGCCTTTCGAGGAGGTGCGCCGCCAGATCAAGCACCGCTCGCTGGTCGAAGTGCCGAAGGGTACCAAGGCCGATGAGTCGGACGACACCGCACCACCGCCAGCCGATTCCTGATTTCTTTAACCCCGCCCCTATAGGAGCATCCTCATGACCACTGCCGCCCAAGGCAAACTTCAATACGAGGCGGGGCAGAACTCCGTCGCCATGTCGGCGCTGACGAACAGCGGCGATGAAACCACCTTTACCTCGGCCGCGTCGCTGTGGTCCGGGAAGTCGGGCTACGCTCCCGTTGTGCGGCCGAATGGCCTGCTGACGGGCGGCGCCGCGATCCCGGACAACTCGGCAGCAAACAACGTGGTGGATATTGCCGCGCTGACTTGCTGGCTCGCTGGCGTCGCCACTTCGGTCGCGGCAGGGAGTCTGACCTCCACGCGCCCGGCCACCGCCGTCGCCAAGATCAACTCCCTGACCGTGAACAGCAGCGGCGCCCTCGCGCTGGTAGCTGGCACGGACGGCGCCGACACCACGTTCAGCGAAACGCGCGGCGCCGCGGGTGGACCACCGCTCATTCCGGTCGGCTCCATCGAAATCGGACAGACGCGCGTCACCTCCAACACCGCCGCGCCAATTGCCTCCACGGAGATTTTTCAGGTGGTCGGCCTGCACCAAGAGCGCGCAGACTTCCCGTTGTACGAAGTCAACTATGGCCCGACCATCGTGGACAACGTGCAGACGAAGGCGGGCGGCTCGGTGTCGTTCATCTCTGCGCTGCCGGAGATTCACACGGGCACGTTGCCGAAGGGGGTTTATGCGTCCTACGCATCGCCAATCTTCGCCGATGTGTCGCTGGCGTCGGATTTTGTGCCGCCCGAAACCACCAACGCACAATCGTCGGTGCAGGTGTACGGCACGACCATCGGGTCATCGTCCGCCACGCTCGCGCAGGGTTCGTTCACCGCGTACCTGTCGAACGGCGTGACCGATCCGCTGGTGATCCTGAAGAATGCAAACTTGTGGTTCAAGTTCTTCCCGGATCGCTACGCTTCGCCCTACGTCTTGGCGCAAGGAATCTTGGGCATCAACCGCACTTTCCCGGTCGCGGCCGACATCCAAGCAGAATGCACGATCAGTGCGCCGCGCGCCTCCATCGAACAGGCGTCGTAGCGCGCAGCAAAGTTGTCTCCTAGGCAGTGACTCGATGCTGCCTTTGAAGCGGTCGCGGATGGGTGCGGAATTCCAGCCGCGACCGCTTTGTTTTGTACGATGAGGAAATAATGGGTTTCAACGCAGACAAGTTTCAAAACACGAAGATGGCGGCGCGCACAGAGAAGGTCGAGTGCCGGGCGCTGCGCGATTTCTTCGATGAAGTGCCGGCTATCGACGCGGCGTTGGCGGCAGGGACGATCACGCCGGAGGAGCACCGGAAGCAGCTGGATGCGGTCTTGGTGTGGGAGGTCCGCGGCCTGACCACGAGCGAGATGGCCCGGTGTGCCGATGCGGAATCGCGCAACAAGACCGTCACTTCAATGCTCGAAATGGTGGGCGACGTTGCCGGACAGGTCGCCGCGCTTCGCGAGGCCATCGGGCTGACGAAGGGCACGCCCGGCGAGGTCGCGAAGCGGATCGAGATGTTGGTGGCGGGGTCGGTCAATCCCAAGTGCGACTTGCAGACTGCTGTGCTGGTGGCGGAGCGGTTCGCCATCGACTTCACCTACATCACCAACCGCATCACGATCCTCACCGGCCAAGGCTTCGACATTGTAAAGCCCGCAGCCGCCTCGCAAGCGATCACGGTCTAGAGGCCACGATGATCATGCTTGAGCAACGGGGCGGCTTTCTTTGGGAGCACCGGCCGGACATCATTCCGCAGGGGATGGTGACGAACGAAGAATTGTCACTGTGGTCGGCGTATTACGAGCGCCAAGCCGCGGCACGCAAGGCCGGAGCAAAGAATGGCTGACGTAAGCAAGGCCGTCGCGATCCTCCTGGAAGGGAAGGACAACGGCGCGTCTGCCGTTCTCGATAAGGTCAACGCCGCGATGGCCAACATGGCCATTCAACAGGCGAAGGGCGCCGCAGAAGCCGCTGCCGCAAATGAGAAGTGGAAGACCTCCGCGATCAACTTGGACCTCCAGGCGAAGGCCGCGGCCGAAGCTGCCGCCGCGCTGAAGAAACAGGGCGAGGCCGCTGGCGAGGCGGGCGACGCCACTGACAAAACCAGCGGCAAGACCTTCAACCTTGTCTCGGCCATGAAGCTGCTGGCCGGGTCGATTGTGGTCAAAGAGTTTATCGACGCCAACGTGGCGGCGGAGCAGTTTAACAAGGCGATGACGATCATCACCGGCTCCAGCGCGGAGGCGGCCAAAGAGTTCGAGTTCATCAAGAATCTTGCCAACACACTCGGCGTCGAGATTGGAATTCTGTCGAAGTCGTACATCTCCCTGAGTGCCGCGAGCCAGGGCACGGCGCTGGAGGGGCAGGCGACCAAGGACATTTTTGAGGCCATCGTCAAAGCGATGACATCGCTTGGCAAGACCGGGCCGCAGGTCGAAAGCGCGCTGAAGGCCGTCGAGCAGATGATGTCGAAGGGCACGGTGTCCGCCGAAGAATTGCGCGGGCAGCTGTCGGAGCACTTGCCGGGCGCTTTTCAACTTGCTGCTGCCGCGACCGGCAAGACGACGCAAGAGCTTGGCGCGTTCCTGAAGACTGGTGGACTCCTCACTGACGAATTCTTGCCGAAGTTTGCCGACCAAATCAACAAGACGTTTGGTGACACGAAGCAGGTGTCCGGCTACGTTGCCGAAATGGCGAAGTTGA